ATGGTACAAGAAAATCGTGTAAATCTCTTGGTGATTACACGAAATTCATGTACCTTTGCACTCGTTGACGGTCGAGTAACCAACAAAGCCGTTACAAACGGAGGCTTGTGCGACCGAAAGTACGTACTTTACATTGACACTGCAAATATACGACTTTTTTCGCACACCTCCAAATTTTAGACGATATATTTAAGTAACAAAGATGAAAAAAGTTGCAAGAATAACAAAACAGGACATATTGGGCATAAAACCAGGAAAATTTGAAGTCTTCCTGCTTGAGTCCGCAAGAGCAGTTCGGTCGGCAGTAACATACGCTTATCAGCTAGCTCAATATGAAGATTTGCCGAAGGGCGTGCTTAAATACTCAACCTCGGCAGATTACAAGAACCATACGGCGATTATTACCGCTGTTCCGGTTGAGTAGTAAACTTTAAAAGATTAAAGTATGGATGAAATTATAAAACTCGGAAGAACCGATACAATGACATCTCTTGAAATTGCAGAGATAACCGGGAAAAAGCATGCTCATGTGATGCGTGACATTCGCTCATTGATAGAGCAGGGAGTTAACGAATCCAACTTTGGATTGGTTCGTTATAAAGATAAAAAAGGAGAGGCGAGGCCAATGTTTGAGCTAACACCAAAGGGGTGTTTAATTTTGGCGAGCGGATATGACGCTTTACTCCGTGAGAAAATCATAAATAAGCTTGAAGAACTTGAGAAGAAGAATCATCTGGAGCAGTATCAAGTACCTCAGTCTTTCTCCGAGGCCCTTATGCTTGCAGCAAAGCAGCAGGAGAAGCTAGAGCAACAACAGCTTGCTCTAGAATCGAAGAACAAAGAGATTGTACAGCTCTCGGCTACAATTACCGAGATGCAGCCAAAGGTTAGCTATGTTGATACAATCCTTTCGTGCAAGGAGACCGTTACGACGACACAGATTGCTCAGGACTACGGTCAATCAGCAAAAGCGTTCAATATCTTGCTGAGAAACTTCGGTGTTCAGCATAAAGTTGGCGGTCAGTGGATTCTCTACGCAAAGTATCTCCCTTGTGGCTATGTCCAGTCAGAAACAGTTTCTATCACTCACCGTGATGGTAGTGTTGGTTCAGTAATGCACACTAAGTGGACCCAGAAAGGAAGATTATTCCTGTATGATGAACTTAAGAAACGTAGCATTGTACCGACTATAGAACAAGAATCTGTTAAAGATTAAACCTATGCCAGGCAAGAATCGAAGCAAGGTCGGTATCGACGTGGTGGAGAAAATTATCTCGTTGAAGGAAGTAGACCAGGAATTCCTGACCAATAAGACAATCCTGGCATACCTTGGTGGTGTTAGCAAGGAATACATAAAAGATTTGAGAGAATCGGGTGTTCTGCCTTACTATAAGGTGCGAAACACCATATTCTATAAGGTGTCTGATGTTCGCAAGATGGTAGAAAAGAATAGGATCATCTGCTAGCATTGGAAGTGTGATGAATATTGGTATGGTTAAAGTTATAGATTTGTTTCATTTGCTCGTGAGAGCATGATTGTTAGTTATTAGTTATTTGGGTTTTATCTACAGCGGTAGATACTTTGGGGCGATGTCTGTTCGTTTAGCTTCTTTCGCCCCAAATCAGACTGAGTAGCTCAGTTGAATAGAGCAGGTTGATTCCTAATCACCGGGTCGCGAGTTTGAGCCTCGCCTCAGTCACACTCTTTTTTTTAGTTCCGTTTAGTAGTTGAATTCCTCTCTGACGGCGCAAAGGTAAGTCCTTATACCTTATAAAGTAGGTCGTTCGGGCAGCGACAATCTTGCGTCAGATGAGAGTTTCATTGAGCGGACATGGAAGATAGTTCTTTGACATGTTGATGCACAGAAATAGTATGCGTGTAAAAGAAGTAACTGGAGAGCATCAATGGATGCCGTGACCTGGCGAAAGGACGCACGACATACGAAAATCCAGCTAATCTGCATCAAGTAAGCAGACGGACTACACCGGAACGAAGAATTGTCGGTGCAAGCACTGCCAAAAACGTTGCAGTCTGGTGAGCATGGAAAGCTTTGAAAATCCAAATGAAGTGAGAATTGCTCATTCATAATAAAAACAAAGAGGAGACTGGTGTAATTGGAAGCACAGCGACAACTAGATGATACCGTTCTTATCGTCGTGAGATGGGGGTTCGAGTCCTCCGTCTCCTCCAACATATAATTCATTGTATTCAAATTTTACTCAGTTTAAACATGCAGCTCGTCTGTGAAGATAGGCTGCATACATCGCAGGTTGGAGCAGTTGGTAGCTCGCTAGGTTCATAACCTAGAGGTCACAGATTCGAGTCCTGTACCTGCCACAAATGTTTATTTAAAGCTATAAATTGTTTATATGTGAAAAGATAGTTTCTTGCGTATCTGGTCTGAGAAGATAGGGTACGTCTATCTCTTTTAGAAGGAATTATTTTTTATTTCTGGGGAGAGTAGCTCAGTAGTAGAGCGCCAGGGGAAGGTTCCTTGGAGGTCGATGGTGCGAATCCATCCTCTCTTCCCAATTTTCTTTCGTTTTTCAAGATTTTTGATTGGTTAACTTATGCGTTGCCCTGTAGCTCAACTGCATAGAGCCGTGGTACTTTCCGCGAGGTTGGGAGTTGGAGTCTCCCCTGGGCTTCCCAAGTAGGTAAATTTCAAAAAATATTTTTTCATTAGCTGACAGAGGTCGGCTCTTTCTTATAAGTCATTTATATTTTAATTTGAGTATTAAATCCTCTTGCCTGTGAAGGTAGGAGGCACAAGCCGCATTAGCTCAGTTGGTCAGAGCGGTCTAAGGTACAGACAGGTCGTAGGTTCGAGTCCTGCATGTGGCTCACTTAATTGTGTGAGTGCCATAAATTACTAGTTTTTGATTATCTTTGGGAGTGAGGGAGTCAATTCTTCCTCCTCCCTTTAACATTGACTTCTACTCCATCTCACAATAACCACGTGCAATCACCTCTCCTGCCTTGCGTGGTTGGCTAAACGGAGAGGTTTTATATAGATGAAAGTTAAAAATACAATAAGAATCAATAAGGAAAACATTAATGCTCTTCGGAATCTGGAATGCGTTGAAAGCATAGAACAGAACGGAAGGGATATTACTGTTCGACTTAAACCGGAATATACGGATGGTAAGCTCGAAGCCCGAAAGGGTGAATATCTTGTTCAGTGGGGTAACAAAATGTGGCAGAGATATGGCTCTGAAGCTATCAATCTGCTTTCCAAAAATCCCGGAGCGGAGGCCGGCAAGACATGGGACGCGTAGGTTCAAAGAAGTATTACGCTCCTGACGGGAACGAATACGATTCCAGTGAAGAATATCTGTATTTACAGAAAATCTTGGATGATCCTAATATAAGCTGTATTCATAGGCAGGTGACCATTACGGCAATCAAGCCTGTATGGATGCTGAGACCAAAGCAGCTTAAGACCAAGGTCAAGTACGAGAGAAGGTCATTGCTTTACGGTCACAACTATACTGCCGACTTCGTTTACAGGGAAGGCGATAAGATTGTGATATGCGATGTCAAGAGCCTCTATACCTCAAAGCTCAGAGAGTTCTCGATTACAACAAAGGCCGTGGTGGCAAAACTTATCGCTCACAATAGGAAACGTCATAACGGCGAGTCTGTTGTGATATTCCGTAAGGCTATCAAGATAAAGAAGGATGAGTGGAAAATCGTTGATTATCCACCGTCCGATTGTGTTATTATATAATAAGGTGTAAAATTCTAAATGGTATGGTTATCATTATCAATAGTCTCATAGCAACAGTAGCTATGTTTGCTGCTGTATCATTCGTAGCACATCTCCTTGGTTGGGATAAGGAAGACGAGTAAGTTTTATTCTAAATATTTTTAAATTATGAACAAAGGAAAGATTAAGTTGACTTTTGAAGTTGACCGCTTCAAGGTTATCCAGGTACTCGCAAAAAACTGTGAGTCCGCAGAAGAGTACAACGAGATGATGAAAATCATTGAAAGTACTGATGAGGTCGTTCGTGAGGATGCTTCGCTTGAAAAGACTCATTGTTTACTGATTCTCGATAGATTGTTGCACAACAATCCTAAAGCTCTCCTCGGTGTTCGTCTTAAGAAAGAGGAGACTGAGATGGAAGCTCCTGGTGAGAATGAAGAGGAAACCGAAGAGGTCGCCGGAGCAATCGAGATTACTGGCTAAGAGGCAAAGAACTTCATGGATTTCGTCAAGAAGTTGGTTGCAAAAAAGAAGGAGGGCGAGTAATGGGCGTAGTATCAAAGTACGGCAACCTGTATGATGTCAAGAAGAACATCATCTGCCACGCTCCTGTCACTTCTTCACATTTCGAAAGTATTTTGCAGAAGGGCAATGTGCTTCCTATGATGAATGGCGTAACAACACCAGCATTGTTCGGAATTCACGCGGACAAGAAATTTAAGCGTGGACGCTGGCTCCGAGTATTAACACATTAATTCATATAACACAATGGCAAAAGAAAAAGCAACTATCTCTGCAACACTAGGTCACGAGTATGAGGACCTGGATGAACGTGAGGACTTCCTCGCCAACAACGCTGACTCCGTTGAGAAAATGGAGTTCATCAAGCGATTCAACTCTGATGAGCTGATGAAGAAGAAGGATCTGTTTGCTCTTCAGTCCGCACGTGTCTCAGACATCGAGGAGAAAATCAAGGATTTCCGTGAGCAGAAAAAGGCAGAGCTGAAGCCTATCAAGGAAGAGATTTCTTCTCTCCTTAAGGAAATCAAGCAGAAGGGTAGCATGGTTAACGAGAAGGTTTACAAGTTCGTTGACCGTGAAGCAAAGATGACTGCCTTCTATGACAAGGAGGGTAATCTTGTTTCTTCCCGTCCGGCAACACGTGACGAACTCCCTAGCAATGTATACTCAATTAACCGTGATAAGCAGGCTATGTAGTCTGCTTTCACTTTATTTTAACTTTTAGACATTTTATAAAATGGACAATGAAAAAATGCAAGTAAATTTTGCTCCTGGGCAGACTTCTGCGGAGCTTGTTATCCGTGAAGTTGGTAACGAGAACCCTTACAAACTTCCTGCCAAGGAACCGCTGAATCTTAGTGTGCATGGTATTATTACTTGTATCTATGCTTTCCTTGAAAAGCGTTGGGGTACAGAACAGATTGACAAGGAGCATACACATATCCAGGTCAATCGAGAGAAACTTACCGTTACCCTTGTAACAAACGAGAACGATATGCGCAAGGTGCAGACTATCGTTGGCTCCATTCAGCTGTCTCGCCAGTTTATGGGTTTCCATATCAACGACGGTCAGTTGTGGAAGCCGGTACAGCTTGGTGACTTCTTCCGACTCAACCGTTCTTTCTTCGAGACGAAGGAGAAGAACATGGAACTCGTCAATCTCCTCAAGAGCTTCTCGGCGAAGGTTCAGACAACAATCAAGAAGGAATACAGCGACAATGGTTCCGTGACTGACAACTATGAGAAGGCTGTAGACTCTAATCTTCCTCCATCGTTCACTATCAATATTCCTATTTTCAAGGGCGCAGAGCCTGAGAAGCTTTCAATTGAGACTATCGCTCACGTCGAAGGCAACATGGCATTACTGACGCTTATCTCTGCTGATGCAGAATGTATCATCGAAGAATCCCGCGACAAGATCATCAATACGGAGCTTGACAAGATTCGTAAGCTCTGTCCTGAGATTCCTATTATGGAAGTGTAATGACAGAAATAGATAACAGAATAGCAAAAATGCCCGCCAAGATGGCCTTTGCTGTACTTGACTTGCGTAAGGTGCATGCGTGCATCATGGAACTTCCACGAAGCAAGTCGGTACAGCTGGCCCGAAAGGCGGCATACCTCAACTACATTGAAGGTGAGGGTAGAAAACTCGGTAAGATTCCACTTCACTACGATTACGTCAACGAAAAAGGTGATGTGGCGACTGTGGAAACTTACTTCAGATATTTAGATAGAATACATTAATCATTCCCGGTATGGCAAACAGTAGATTCACTCTCCACTATAAGAGGAGTTGTCACGATTGTATCTTCCTTCAGATTTGTACTGATCCTAACGCAAGCTACAATGGAGGTTACGTTTGCAAAGACTGGGAATGGAAGTATCAGTGATTAATTTTAAACAAAAAAATAATGGAAAATGAAAATCCAGGATACGAGGTCATGCAGGTTAACCATGACCAGAGTATCATTCAGGTGGATGCTGTAGAACGAGCTAACGTCGATTCTCAGGTTGCTACAGCAAAGCAGTATCCTAGAGACCTTGCAAGAAGTGTAAACAACTCAATCGCTATGGCTACAATGGACTATGCGACCGCACAGAGCTGTGGTTATGCTCTTCCACGTGGAGGCAAGCCTATCACTGGCCCGAGCGTTCATCTTGCCAAGCTTCTTGTTTCAAATTGGGGAAATATGAGAGCGGAAGCAAAGGTTGTTCAGATCACGGACAAGCAAGTTATCAGTCGTGGTACTTGTTGGGATTTGGAGAACAATGTAGCTACAGCATTTGAGGTGCGTCGCTCTATTGTCGGTAAGGGTGGAAAGCGCTTCACTGATGATATGATTACAGTTACCGGTAATGCTGCAAATGCTATCGCTTATCGTAATGCGGTATTCTCTGTCATTCCAAAGGCAATTACCGATAAGGTATATCAAGCTGCTCAACACTTCATCACGGGTGACTTGTCTGATGAAGAAAAGCTCGTTGCAAGACGAAAGAAGTGTATCGACTTCTTCAAGGATGAGTATGGCATCACCGAACAAGAGGTTGTGATGCTATGTGGTAAGCAGACGGTCAACCAGATTAAGGCAGATCAAATTGCATTGCTTCTCGGTATTACTCAGTCTCTCACTGATGGTGACACAACAGTCGACGAACTGATGAAACCGTACCGAAAGGAAGAGAACAAAAAGAGCATCACCGCTATGGCCGCTGATGCTGCCAAGTCTGATGCCGCCAAGAAGGAGGAAAAGAAATGATTACCGATGGCGTAGAACAGCGTTCGATTTCGTGGTTCCGTAGTCGCGTCGGTTTTTTGACAGGTTCTAAAATAGCCGACATAATGAAGTCTGGTCGCAAGAAAGATGAGATTTTCTCTGAGACAGCTAAAGCGTATCTGTTTCAGGTTGCCGGCGAACGTCTGTTCAATCCAACCTTCTTGAATGATGACGGAATCTTTCAAGATTATATCGACCAAGTATCTGTAAACACCAAGGCAATGCAGTGGGGAGCTGATCAGGAGGATGCTGCCAAGGCTCTCTACATGCAGATGAACTTCCCTGAAGGAGAAATAGCAGAACTATCATCTTGTAAGCACGACACAATCCCTTACTTCGCGGCTTCTCCTGACGGAGCAATCTATGGTCGTGACGGCGAAGACCTCAAAATCATCGAGGTCAAATGCCCGAACATAAATACGTATATGAAGTACCGAACTCTCATCCACGATGCCGCATCGCTCAAAGAAACCGAGCCGAAGTATTACTGGCAGATGATGGCTGAGATGAGCTGTACCGGCGCCAAAGGTGGAATATTCATCGTATATTGTCCTTGGCTATCAAAGCCTATTCACTGGGCTGAGATAGACAGAGTAGAGGATGATATCAAGCTGATGGAAGACAGAGTAATACTCGCAAACGATTTTATTAACGAAATCATAAATAATTAAATGGCAGAAATAACAGGAAAAATTATCGCAGTGTTGCCGACAAAAAGCGGAACATCTGCTAGGGGAACACAATGGAGTTCCCAAACTTCGGTCATCGAAACACACGAGCAGTACCCTAAGAGGGTTGCTTTTGATGTACTTGGTGACAAGATAACAGAGTTCAACTTGCAGGTTGGTGAGGAAGTGACAGTATCATTTGACATCAACGCGCGTGAGTATAATGGAAAATGGTGGAACTCAGTGAATGCTTGGCAGGTAGTTCGCCAGGGCGGTCAGCAGGCTCCTATGCAGGGTGGTTATAACATGAGTCCTCAGGTAGGCGCACAGGCGGCACAAGCAGCACAACAGGCAGCTATGGCCGGAGCACCAAACCCGATGAATCCAAACAATCCGTTTCCTCCAGCCCAGCAGCCAGGAGCACCGGCAGGGCAAGCTGATAATTTACCCTTCTGATCTGGCGGTCAAGCTGAAACTGATTAAAGATACATTCAACGCAGAAATAGTGTATGATGTATAACACCAAGAATCCTCTTGAAGTGCAGAATCTCAGACTAAAGATAGAGAAGCTGATTGAAAAGCAAAGTATGGTAGAGGTCGTGGAAAAGAAGGCTAAATCACTTCAACAACTGAAGTACCTTCACACGATTCTCGCTTACTTCGGCTTGCAGACCGGCAACACTCTAGATGAAGTCAAGACATGTTACTTCAAGAGGATTGTCAACAGAGACTTGTTTGTGCGACAGAAGCACGATGATCTTCTCGGAACAGATAGGGAATACGTAATATCGACCGCAAAGCTTACGAAAGAAGAGCTGTCTGAGGCTATCGAACGTTTCAGAAACTGGGCTAGTAACGTAGCCGGTATATACATTCCCTCTTCTGAAGAGTATATTGCCCTGCTTCATATTCAACATGACTTGGAACAGGCAAAGAGTTATTTATAAATTTTTAGGTATGGATTTTATTCTGAGCAAAAAACAATATTGTGATTTAATGAAACTTGACGGAAGGAACGCTGTAAGCTTGTTCCTTTATCTTCTGGATAAAGCAGATGATGAGGGTTCGTTGACTGTTGGCATACGCACGATTTCGAGTGAACTATATATTGGTTTGCAGACGGTAAGGACATTACTGAAAAAAATGTATCTAACACACATGCTAACACACCAAGTAACACACCAAGGTAGTGTAATAACTATTTGTGATATAGAAAGTTATAGAGTGAAGAAAAAGCGTGCTAGCACACCTGCTAACACACCTGCTAACACACCAAAAACGATAGAAGAACGCAAGGCTGACTTCGCCGAGAGGCTTAAACCTTATCTCGAAAAGTATGGTAAAGATACCCTAAACAACTTCTATCAGTATTGGACGCAGGTTAATGATGGTGGGGTAAAGATGTTGTTTGAAAAGCAAAAAGCGTTTCAGATACCGAACAGACTGGCAACGTGGAGAAGGAATGGTTATGGTTCAAACGAAAAACTTCCTAACGTAATGAATTTACAAAACAGTAAAGAAATAGATTATGGAAAAGGTCTTGAAAGATTCGACAGATAGCGAGTACTTTAAAAGCCTCGTAGCTCAGATGCGTGATTGTGGCTACCCACAAGATATTGATAGGGTTCACATACACATTCCAAACGCAGAGCATCGACTGCGTGGCGGTCTTCAATACTTCGTTAACATGAAGTCTGGGCGCAACGCAGAATGGAACGAAAATAATTACCGTCCAATAGTTGACTGGATGGCAGATAATAAAGGAAAAGGCTTGCTTATGCTTGGTGGTTGCGGTCTTGGAAAATCGCTCATAGGGATGTATATTCTCCCTCTTCTTATCAAAGATGTACACAGAAAGGTGGTGAATATCTTTAATGCCCAGGAACTCAATAAGAAGATTGATGAAATCCTAAACTTGCATATCGTTTACATAGACGATATAGGCACTGAGGATAATCTAAACTCTTACGGCAACAAGAGAATGCCTTTTGCAGAGCTTTGCGATGCTGCCGAAAAGAAAGGAAAGCTCCTTATTCTTACGACAAACCTAAATCTTGAAGGATTGCAGGAAAGATACGGAGATCGCGTTGTAGATAGATTGATAGCCACAACAAAGGCTGTCCCTTTTACTGGTGATTCTTTAAGAAAGTAATTATGGCAGACGTAAGTAAAATGGCAGAGGAATGGCTCAGTGAGCATCCTGACGCATCCAAGAAAGAAATATGGTTAGCTGGTTATTGGAAATCTACCGATAACTGGTGCAACCGAACCAAGTAAATTTTAGAATTGAAAACGAATTAATATATAGATAAATATGAGTCATTTTTTAACATTGGTAATTGGCGACGAGCCAGAGAAACAACTCGCCAAGTATGCTGAAAATCTAGAGCTGCCTATGCATTTATATATGACTAAAGAGCAGCTTATTAGTGAGAAACGTAAGGAGATTGAGGAATACAAAAAGAATTACTATGATGTGTTCCTACAAGATAAAGATGCATATCTTGCCAACTGTAGAAAGGAACATGCAGATTATATCGAGAACGAATTTCCAAAGCATCTTAACTGGACGGACGAACAGATGTACGAGGATGCCGTGAAGTATTACCGTATGGATATAGATGATGGAAGTGAGAATATTGAGATACATGAGGACGGCAGCGTTTGGCGCACCTATAATAATGATGCTAAATGGGATTGGTATCAGATGGGTGGTAGATATGCTGGAAGACTCAAATTAAAGGATATATCAATGTATGCTCCATTATACTATCCGAAATTTCCAACGTTCTATTCAAGAGAAGACCTTAATTACTTCAAGAAACTAAAGGCAGAAGGTCGTTGCGACCAAGCACGCATTAAAGATATATCCAATGTAGAAGAAATATCAGCATTCGCAGTTGTTAAGGACGGAAAATGGTATGAGCGTGGAAAAATGGGTTGGTTTGCCGTAGTATCAGACGAAAAAGATAAAGATGTGTGGATTGAAGAAGTGAAACAACTTCTTGCATCACTTCCTCCTGACACTCTTCTAACGATGTATGATTGTCACATATAATCATTAACAAAAAAATATTTAAAAATGACGCAGACAGAACGTATTGAGAACGCTACCACCAAACAGGCGGTAGTGTTCATAGTTGTTTATTCTTGGGTTATCCTGAGAAATATAGGAAGAGCAATCAATAAGGCGGTACACAAGCTGCCTTGGTTGTTCATCGTGATAACGGTAGTAATATCATTCATCGTTAGCTTCATCTTTATCTCTAAGGCTAGGGCAGAACGAGATAGCTACAACAAGAAGCTAGTACACGCAACACAGCAGCTTGATAGCTTCTATGCTGCATACGGAAGCATTAAATCAAAGTAAATATGAAGAAATACAAACATACAATAGTGATGATCCTGCTCGTTATTGCAGCTTTCATCGCAGGCTACGGATTCATCTGCTTCATGGTTGGACACATTTTCCTTTCGCTTCTGATGCTGTTCTGTATCAGCTGCGCATTGGCAGTAGAGAAGGAGGTGTAGGAATGTCGGCATATAATTTCACACCAAAAGGAGCATTCTTCATCAACTACAAGGAGCCGGACAGGGAAACCGTAGACCATATCACTTCACTCTATTACCTCATTATCGGTTCTCTCGCTACAATCACACAGACGGCAATCAAAGATTTGCACGACAATCTCAGTGAGAGGAAGGACCTGTTTAAGCATGAGCTTAAGTATCGCATAAAGGAGGCATTCTCCCGTTCTGAGACTCTTATAGGTATATTCAAGAAGTATACTGCCGAGATTTCGCAGTATGAACTCTGGCTTGATATTACAGACAGCATGGAGGAAGACCTGAAGATTGATATACAGAGACTCTTCTACACGACCGATAATATTCTTCTGAAGAACAACATCAAGGAACACAAGCTTCAGGCGTATGCATGCGTAGCCTACAACCTGTCAATCATGCTGCACGATATGTGTACGAAGTTTGATGACGTTATGAGTGAACGCGGCATCAGTTCCGGCAGCATAAGACCTTGCGGAGAATTCATCCAGTCTATGTATGGCATGTATGCCTCGATGAGGGAGGTAGCCAGGATCCTTATACCTGATAAGGATGCTGAATACTTCAAGGAAGGTGGTCAGATTTACAGGGCTTTGCAGGTGGTTGCAATGAAGGTATGCAATCCGGAAAGGATAGCCAACGCTGCCGACGAAGGACTGAAGCTTAATGGCGTTGACTATCATGGTGAAGAACACCAGAATAACGCATTCCTACCTTGGAATGGCATCCAGGTTAACTTCCTATCACGCAACTTTGACAAGATGTCTGATGAAGAACTTGCAAAGGCTCTAGGACGATCTGTTGGTGCAGTAAAGGCAAAAATGAGACAACTTAAATTAAAAAGAACGGAATAGTATGAGTGGAGGCGCATTTGATTATGCTCAGTACAGAATTGCTGACATATACACGGAAATAGAGGATGAAATCTACGGTCATAATCTTTATGATGAATTTGACGTAAATCGGTATATTGAAGATCATTGGTTAGAGGATTCCGAGAAAGAATACGTTCGTAAGCATCATCATACAATACCTAATCGTAGCGAGTATTCTAAGGAAACCATCAAGGAGTTCAAGAAAGGTATAGCTCTACTAAAGAAAGCTGAGGTTTACGCACAGCGCATTGACTGGTTACTTAGTGGCGATGATGGCGAATATAGCTTTCATAAGCGTTTGAAACACGACTTGGAAAAATTAAAACGTAAAAAACAATAGCTTATGGAAGATTTACCTATAGGTTCGGAAATCGTCTTGAAGGTGGTTAAGACCGAGAAAGAACAATGTAATGGCTGTTTCTTCGATGAGATAAGTAGCAATATCTATGAGAATGTTTGCGGTGATTTCAACTGTAGCGCAAACACTAGAAAAGACGGAAAGAATGTTCAATTCAAGAGAGTGAAATAATATGGCTACAGCAAATTTTGAATAATAAAACCTCCACGACACAGAATGAGCGAAAGTAAGTTAAGGCTTTATGCCCATATACCTTCTTAGCCCCAGCACAATACTGGTCGTGGAGGTCATTATAAAATTTAAAATAATGATAGATAAGAAAATAGAAGAAGCTGCAAGACTTGACGATGAAGAATACTACGATAGTTTATCGGATAATGATAGATGCTTTTTCGAGTATGGTTTTAGACGTGGATATAATCGGGCTTTGAAGGATTTGCGGCATCCTGCTAGTGAAGTTCCACGAAATAATAATGGTAAGATTCTCGCATTCTCAAAAGTTAATAGTAATATGAACGCTATGTTAAATGAAACAGCTTGCTACACATATCAAGGAAAGCAGAAAGTTAGAGTTAGAGAATATACTTTTACTGATTTGGCATTCGTGGAAGACTTACTTGATTTAATAAAGAAAGGATGCAATCATGATTAAGGAAGTAAAAATGTACTCTGTCGTTTGTGACAGATGCGGAAAGCCCTTTATTGATGAATTTAATGGCATTGTGGCTTTGGTGGACGAAGGAACTGCCAAAGAGCAAGCAATGGAAAGCGAATGGGCAGAGATAGGTGATAAGCACTACTGCCCAGACTGCTATGAGTTTGACGATGAGTTAGATGAGTATGTTCCTAAAAAGAAAGGAGATAAGAATGAGTAGAAATTTAATGAGAATGGCATTGATAATGGCTGCTACGGCAGCTTATGCACAAGATGATATTTTCGGGTGTTCAAGTCCTAGACTTGACGCACCAAGCGGCAACATTCCTTCCGATAAGCAGAAGTGTCAGCCAAAGGCGCAGCATGAGTTCACCATCAAGGGGATAAAAATTATGGCAGCTTCAAAGAAGGATGCTATAAAGAAGTTTAATCATCGTAAAAAGTAAAACGTATGTTATACGAAGCACAACAAGGAACAAAGGCTTACGAATACGTTAAGAGTATTCTCGATGCTGAATTTGAAGAGCATAAAGCCTACATGAAAAGAGTGGAAGAAGCCGTTGGCTTCGAGTTTGAAAAATATCAGGGCTATCAGCCTAACAGTACTCTCACAAGAGTGTACGAGATTACTGCTATATGGGTTCTTTCTGAGCGTTACGATACGCTAGATAAGAAGGTGTGGAAGATAGACGGTGTAAAATTGGAGGACGGTTACTATGTATGCATTGCGCCTAACAAGCGTAGTAAGCAAGGTAAGGCAATAGCAGCAGTACTTACATCATATAAATCCTTTACTCATCATTTCAAGATATTGAAGGAACTGAATATCGAAGTTCCGCACGTCAGCCGATTCTCCATCACCCAGCTTTTACGTCACAAAGAACGCATTTTCGTTTACTTCGATGATAGTATTAGAGCTGAGAAGCAAAATCCAGACTTCGTGGAAATCACGATAGGTGAGTATGAGGATTTCATTAATAGCAAAGATTAAAGCGTATGGCACAGAAATATATTGAAGATGACTTTGTGATGACAAGAACAGAGCCAAACAACTTTACACCAAATGGTGTTGTTTGTAAGTTTGTTGACTATGAAGCAATAGATAAAGTGTTAATAAGATCGATTAATGGCATTGATGGATTTATTGTAGAAAAAGGTCAGTTTGTTCCTATTCCTCTTACCCCATCCATTCTAGAGAAGAATGGATGGGAGCATAAGGACGATATATATTTCAAGGAATTTCCACACCGAAAGCTTGTAATCATGGATGAGAATGCATATATAATCAATGAATGTTGTTCGATGTTTCTTTGTCCAGTCAAGTTTGTTCCACAACTCCAGCACCTTCTCTTCGGTCTTGGTCTTAATCACAAAATGGAGGTGTAGGTATGGAGGTAGTAAAAATAACTAAGAAAGTCTACAAAGCGGTAGGGTGTGAAAAAGGATACTTCTTTGGGACGTTTGCTCATTTTAAGGAGTTGCGTGAGAGTTCTAATTTGTCAGTACAAAAGACTTGCTTTTGCTGTGGGCACAAATTCCAACCAGAAGATTTTATTTCTTTAGCGTGTTTTGACAAAGGCATGGGAAACAAATTTCTTTGCCAAAAGTGTAAGGATATAGCATTAAAAGATTTAGGTGATAAAAACATCTATTTAGATTAACATAAATAGAAGTATGAATGCAACAGAAGCAAAGAAGACACTATTTGAGATTAGAAAAAATCTTATTGACGATAAGCAGAAGCATGCTATTTGGTTAGCAATCAAAGCTATTGATTATTGTATAAGATTGAGGAAAGGATATTAACAGATAGTAATATGAAAGCAAGTGAGTTGATAGAGCATTTAAAATCTTACATTGACATCACGGGTGGAGATTGTGAAATGCTTGTATTTGACAAAGCAGAAGGTGTTTCTTGTGATATTAACGATACTACCAGTGATGGCGATTATGTGTTTCTGCACATTTCATCTGATAAATACACAACGAAGACACCAGAGTAACCAACCATCCCTTATGGGATATAAATATAAGGAATATGAAGGAATTAAGAAAGAAAACATTTAAAAATGGTGTCGTGTATTGCCTTCAATTAGAAGATGGCTTTCTAGTTGAAACTACAGACACGTTCTTACCTTATTACACCAAAGATGCAATAGGCAGACATCAAAACAAGCTTGATAACAATGAGCTTGGCGACCGTACAGAACGTTGGATGATTGGAGTATCTACAATGAGTGGGTGTCCAGTAAGATGCAAATTTTGCGCTACAGGCAACATGAAACGTTATCGCAATCTTACGGCAGAAGAAATTGTAGAGCAGGTTGAATTTGCCATCAATAAGGCAGGTGCTGACCCAAGCAAAGCAAAAGAGTTTAAAGTTAACTATACTCGTATGGGCGAGCCATTTCTTAATATTGATGCAGTCAAAGAGGCTATTCGTATTATTACGGAGAAATATCCTAATACTCATCATTATGTATCAACGATTGGTATTAAGGGTAGTGATTTCTCTTTCATTAATGGAAATATCACATTGCAGATTAGTTTGCATTCATTTGATGATGACAAGCGAAATTGGTTGATTCCTTATAAGAACAAAATGACAATTAAGGAGTTGGGACAGATTCGCACAGAAAGCAATCTGAAGACTACAATCAATCTTACACTTGTTGACACTTCTGATTTTGATGCAGAAAAGCTGAAAAAATGGTTTGATAAGGAGCATTTCTTCGTGAAGTTGTCTCCTATTAATGTGAATAACATATCAGAGAAAAATCACCTCGGCAATGGTGTTGTAGAAGGAATTAATTTAGTATGAAAAAGGGTATTTTCAGATATAGAATTATCACAAATCTGAATTGCAACATGAACGAAAGTACAGGAGTAAACGGAAATTGTTACTTCTGCTACCAAAAGTTTAAGTCACCATTGCGACTGGATTGTGATAAGATGGAGGAAACTTTGAAGAAGGTTGGTGTTCTGAAAAGAGCAACTATCATGGGAGGCGAAAGCTTGCTCAATCCAGATTTGGTAAAGATTGTAAAGATAGTCAGCAACTATACGTCAGATGGTATTTGTCTTGTTACAAATGGAATACTGCTTAATGAGGACATCATCGTAGCATTGAAAGATGCTGGATTAACTGAGGTTGCTATCAGTGTGTCTTCTATCGAGCAGTACGAAAGACGTAGAGACATGGCACTTCAGTGTAAAGAGATTATTCCAAACACAAGAATAAACATTCCTAAGTGTAAGGAAAGCTTGAATCCACAATTGTTGGAAACAATACTGGAAGATGGCTTCTATAGCATTGTTTGTGAAGATTTACAGGCTAGATATGGTGAGATAAGACTCCCAAAAGGTTCTGTAAAGGTTGGCGATGACGGGTATGGATTTTACGATTACAAGTGGAATGGTCATACATTTGGAGTATTTGGCAATTATGGGAAGTACAACCGAAGTGATATTATCGTAACTCCTCTTGGAAATTTCTGCGATTGGGAAAAGTACTGCAAGGCCGTTAAGAACAATGAACTTGTAAGAAGAAACAATCATATTGATGATGACAAAATTGTGCATTGATTTCGGAAGTGGCTATAATCCAAAAACTGGATATAAAACTTGCGATGTAACAACCCTTCCACAATTGGACTTCCAGTATGATGGAAAAGATGAGATTGTCGGACTAAGAGAAAAATCAGTAGATGTATTCTATCTAAGAAACGTTGTTCATCATATCCCAGACTTACAGAGAACCTTCACAACCTTGAAGAAGTATCTGAAGGTAGGTGGAAAGCTGGTTATCATTGACTGCAATTAAGGTCATTACAAGACAAATGTATTTCTTGACAATTTGTGGTATAGATTTGTTGGCAACAACCACGAAATCTTTATCAGTAAACAGTATAGAGATTACATCAATGTTTTGATCAAGTTAGGCTTTAAGCAATTATATTATAAATCATTTAAAGAAAAGGAGATTACTAAGTATGAATGCAATTAAGAATCAATTGGAAAAGATGGGTTACGATTATGCAGTAGCAATCGCAACAAAGGCTGAAATTGAGAATGGAGCTGCTTGTGGTCAGCTCGCTATTATTTGTGAGTAAGTAATTAATCACCCTCTCCTGTAAAAGGGAGAGGGTAAAAAGAAAAGAATATGAGATTAAGTGAATATAAAGCAGGTACTATCTTAGTTGCTAGTGATGGTAAAGTGTTTATCCATGATGGCTTTGTTAACGCTGATGGATATGGTGTGATAATTGGTGAGGATTCTGATGGAATGATTCAGAAATCCAATGGTATTGGCAATTGGATGAAGTGTCACATTAAAGGTGTTGCGACAAAAGAACAGATTCGTGGGTTCTTTGCCAAGGTTCGTAAAACACAGAAAATTATCAATTACTAAGGAGGGTAAAAAAAGAAGAGAATATGGATTTAGTAATTACAATATTAGGTTGGATTGCATTAGGTGTTATATCTGCTTATCTGTTAGCAATAATAGGTAAAATAATCTTTGATGCTGCAACCGCTGATTATAAGTTATACAAGCATGTAAGATTGTGTCGCAAGAGATTGCTAAGAAAGCGATATGAAGATTATGCTTGGCTATTACTCCAGTTAGAGAAAGATACGGAAATTTTCAATCTTACTCATAATACAAGAGATTGGACTTTTGAAGATTGGAGTGAATTTTATCTTAAAAAAGCAAAGGAGGATAAGCAATGAGTAAAGAAAAAGCTAAAGAATACATTAATAATTCCATTGAGATTTTGAACTCTATGAATTGGCTTATAAATACTCAGAGAACTGAAGCTATAATGTATTTAGATAAAGCACTTAAAGAGTTGGAGGATAGAATATGATAAGAGAAGAAGTAGAAAGGAATATAGAAAAATGGCGAGAAATCTCCAGACCTTTTATAGATAAAATGGTCAAATTAAATGTAAGACGCGATGAGTTACTTCGAGAAATGAAACAACTTCAAGAAGACTGTATTAAAGCCTTGTCTGTTAAAATCGGAGATAAAATTATGGATGAAGATGGGCGTGTGGGTTGGCTTTCCAAAATAGTTCCTTATCGTTCACCATCGGAAAGGTTTATGGGGTCAACATTACAATTGACTCTCTTCTTCCATATGGAGAAAAAAGATGGTACTCGTGACACTCATGAGGTTTATGTTCATGGTCTCCCAATCAAACTATAACTAATATGACAAGAGAAGAATTACAAAATAAACATGGCGATGCTATCTGTGAGTATTGCAACAAGAACATTATTTCAAAATATAACATCGGCATAGGTGGGCTTTGCGAAGGTCAGTATTGCGAGGAAGCACAAGATGGCTACGCAGCAGAAAATAACATAGAGTTGGAGGATTAATTATGATTCAAAAGCAGTCATGGAAGGATGAAATCAGAATTTTAATAACTGATGAAGAAAATCTTGGCTCAGTTCAAATAGGCATTCCGCTTTATGTTAGTAATATTTTCGGCAAAGCTGATGCTCTAATATATGCACTCTTTGTAGATAATAATCATAGAAGAAATGGTGTTGCAAAACGCCTATTACAACTAGCAGAACAGCAAGCTAAGTTGAATGGAGTGAAGACAATCGGATTGGAATATTATAAAGATGAATCTGATAGATTTGTTCTAGATTGGTATCTCCGTAGTGGTTATAAACCATTTGATGAGAAAAGTAATTTATTAATTAAGAAGTTATAGCTTATGAAAGCAGAAAATATAAAGTTCAAGGCTAAACAGCTCAACTCAGGAAAATGGTTTGAGGGCGATTTAGTACACCTTGGGAATAGGGTATGTATAGGAGGAGACCATATAAAAGATGGTATAACTGACGTTGACCCATCAACAGTCTGTCAGTTCACAGGGTTGAAAGATTGTAAGGGTAAAGAATTGTTTGAACACGACCTAATACATTTCATAGGGTTTAGCGATGCTGCCGAAGTGATTTGGTCGGAAGGTAACTGTGCTTTTATGGCGGTCTGCGAGAATAAACATTCTTATTGGCTTCACGATGTTATAAAAATTTGTAGGATAGAAAGAATTGGCAATAAATTCGATAAGGAGAAGTAGCGTATGAAGAATAAGATTTTAGACTTAACCAAGTCAGCCGTTTGGTTGGTCTTGTGTCTGATTGTTGGTGCATTGATATGTGAGGGCATTTGCTCATTGGCTAATATCAATAAACCAGCAAAGAGAGTTGGTATATCTGTAATCACAGAAGAAGAGCACGATTATCTGGTAGTGGAAACGAAACACGGAGTTTGTGTTATTCACGCAGAGAGCTGCCCTTGTAATAAAAAGAAGTAGCGTATGAATATAGGAATTTTATATCTTTGTATGAGTTTTATCTACATCCTGCTTATTTGCTTGGATGGAGAAGATGTAAAACCGAAATGGAAACAATGGCTAGCTGACAAACTAGGCATCAAGCCAAAGATAGAGGTTAGATACATAAAGCCACAAGTCGTTAAGCTTCATTCAAGAGTTACAATGTCAAATTTTGAAATGCACTATTGCCGTGACAAATTTGGCATGGAGCAATTGAAGAGAAGAGCAATAGAAAGTGTGTATGATGAAATTCTTAAGGGAATGAAGGCAAATGGATTGGTTTCCATTTCGCAATATAAAGACATCTATACAAATAGCACAATTTATGAGGGGACATGTGAAATTTATAAAAACAAGTAGCTATGAAGAAGGAAATATTTGACTTCTCGGAGGCTCTGAGAAGAATGAAGGAAGGAAAGAAAGTGAGAAGGGTAATTTGGGAAGAATGTGGAGCTTATATCTATATTGTCTCTAAGACTATCATAGCTGTATGCGATGAAAAATTCTTTCCTTGTGTTTTCAAAGATTCTGAGGATATTCTCGCAACAGACTGGGAGGAGGTGTAAGGATGGAAAAGAAAGTATTGACCCTCACCGTCAGCAAGCGATGGTTTGAAATGATTGCTGACGGAAAAAAGGATGAAGAGTATCGGGAGATAAAGCCGTATTGGGCATCCAGACTTGTAAACCAGCAAGCCGAAGGCGGCGAAGTGCTTTTTGATGAGTACGGCGGTTATTGTTGTGTGACAGGTGAACCGGAATACAAGCCTTACACCCACGTCCTCTTCATCAACGGCTACCGCAAGGATAGTCCACGTATCGAAAAGGAGATTGATAGTATTACCATTGGCAAGCCTAAGAAAGGCTTATGCCCCGACAAGTGGCTTGATACCGAGTTTTTTGTTATTAAGTTTAAGTGATATGAGCTACAAAGAAATAGTTTTAAATTACATAAAAACTCACGATGTTCCGTGTCTTCTTAGAGGAGATATAGAAGATGGGTTACGAAAATGTAAGTCTGACGATGATGTGTATGAATTAATTCTTAGAATTAATCATAGACTTACTGTTAATAATTGTGCCGTAAGGGGCTATAAAAGAGGTTACATTCCTATGCGTTATGCAGACGAAATAGCTAGTGATTGTATTTTGAAAGTATTAGATAAAGCCAAAAAGGAAGCAACGCAAGATGTATAAAGAAAGATGTTGTGGCAACTGTCATTGGTTTGGCAACGAAGACGTTTACGGCGTAGGATGGTGCAGCAATAACGAGCATGAATCATCTTGCGACCAAGTATGTGATGAACATGAATTTTAAACTTTAAATATTAAAATGGAAAAGATTTACAGACATTTTAAAGGAGGTTATTACAGATTTATTACTGAGGTCACTAATAGTGAAACTCAGGAGAAAGAAGTTGTTTATCAGGCTCTCTATGGAGAGTGCAAGGTTTGGACTCGCCCTGCCGATATGTTCTACGGAAAGGTGAATGTTGATGGCGTGGAGATTGATAGATTCACCGAAGTTGTTGGTGTGCCTGTATTATTCAAAAAGACCAACGAGAACGCTATTATGCCAACTAAGGCGCACGATGATGATTTCTGCTATGACTGCTATGCCGTATCAGAAGAAGAGGTTGCGCCTAACGTATGGAAATACGGTCTCGGATTTGCGCTACAGATTGAAAACCGAAACAAGCCTGCTGACATTTCAAGATGCTTTACGTTCCGTCCTCGTTCTTCCGTATGGAAGACTGGTATGAGTCTCAGTAACTGTGAAGGCACTGTCGATGACCCATATACTGGAGAGATTTCTGCCGTATTCTATCACTTGTTTCCAAATATGCCAAGATATAAGGTTGGTGACAAAATCGTGCAATTCCACCTCGAAAAAAGTGACAACATCATGCTTATCGAGACGGACAAATTAAACAAAACAGAGCGCGGCGATAACGGCTACGGCTCTTCTGATAAAAAGTAATACATGAATATAACAGATGAACAGAAAACGTATATAAAGGAACACCCTTACGAATCTCCTTACGCTATGGCCAAGAGCTTCGGTTGCGCAGTACAGACTGTTTACTGGTGGCTACATAGGCTGCATGGGAATTCGTTCAAGGACGCAAGAAAAGAGCAAAGAGAGAAGATCAGGGAGTCTGTCCGTAAGCTGTATCTGGATTATTCTTCTTCCGAAATTTCCAAAGAACTTGGAATAACAAAGTCATGTGTAACAAGCATAGCAAAGGCACTTGGCGTTACTCATACCCAGGAAACGGAAGAAAGACTTCGGTTGAAATGTGCACAGGCAATAATAAGACCGGAGATAATAGCTAAACGTTCTGAATCTCTAAAAAAGACGCTGAGGCTTGACAGGTACAGAGCAACGAATGGAATAAAACAGAAGACACGACGCAAGTTCAAGACCATTCCGAGCAGATGTCTCTGCGCAAGGAACTATCTCTGCAATAAATACAACTACTTCTACGACAAAGATTACGGAGAGCTGCTTACCGTGTTCTACGACAGCGAAACCAAAATGTTGACAGAAGAGCAGCAGAAACACTACGAGACGAAGTATGGTATCAAGTTCCTCCAGGGAGCTGAAGAATAATTTCTGTGCATTATCTATATGTTTAGGGGTGGCTACACATCGCGTGCGGTCACCCCTTTTTGTTTATAAATCAATAACCAAATAAAAACATTAGAAAAAACTAAGAACGTTTGTGTAACTTTAATTTCCAGTATATCCAACCTAAAAATGCGAGAATGCCTATGAAAAGGCAAACTGAAGTTATCTTACCTATATTTAAAAATGCCATGTCAGTCCTTGATAGCTGTTTCTCGACATATACTTTATCTTTCGATATTTTACTTATCACTGAGATTAAGGAGTCACACTTGCTATGATATATCGCAGCACTATCCTTGTATTCCTTAAGGCTAGAAATACTATCTCTCAGTATCTGTACATCTTCCTGTGATATCTCGTGATATTCGTAGTGGAATCTGTCTTCGCCGACTTTGTTTCCGTTCACATCGTACTTCGAAGCTGTACTATCCTTGATATGTGTCTTCTCTTTCGTAGTTGACTTCATAGACTCTTTATGCGATGCTCTGTATGATTCCAGTTCCTTAATAAGCCTTGCGTTAAAGAGAGAATCCCACTTAGCCTCGTTACGCTTATCGGTGATGTATGTCTGTTTCTCTATCACACGTTCTTTCGCCTTACATCTACAGAACATTGATAGAATCAGCATTGCTACTGCAATGGCAATTACAACCCTTGTTATTTTATCAATCAGTTTCATAATCAAGTGAATTAATTCTGTTCAGCCAACCATTCTTGAACTTTTTGTTCTGTGGTCTTGTCTGACAGATACGTTCAATAAAATCCTTCCGTTCCTGCTTGATGGTATCAAACAGATCCCGGCCATCTCTTGCGTTGACAGCTGCGATAGTCTTCGGCCCGACAATACCATCCACATCAACGCCAAGAACTCTCTGAGGAATCTTGATACCGTAGGCTCCGCTAGCCCATACCCAGTCGACGAGGATATTGGCTACGTTCTGGTCTTTAATATCATCAGCATTCCACTTATCCCAGTAGTACTTCTTGAAGATTACACCCCATTGCACACGGGTCATACGCTTTAAATCGTTAACCGTCTTCTTGCTGCCGAATACTGAGCGGTACGTAGCAAGAGTCACACCCATATTAGTAGCTCCTCCCAAATCATCCTTGTCGTTAACGAAGCCACCTTCCCACTTTAGGATGAACGGCTCTAAAATCTTACTGTTTGCCATTTTTGTTTTCCTCCTCTTTTTTATCAAACTCATTATTGAGTCTGTCAATAATCGGTTTCCAATAACTAGGCAATGCCTTTGCAAACTCGAATCTCAAAATGTAGTAAATAACTCTGAATGCTACATTCTTAGGGTATGCCTTGATGAGGTTTTTGAACGCGTTGCATAGATACACATAGCAGAAAATGTATGTAAGCATCTTTATTACAAACAAAGCCTCATTTCCGTCATTACAGCCTATCATGATACCATATATCACATAGTCAATGGTAAGATAGAGCAACATTTCAAGAATGGCGTTTACAAACTTTGATGCCGAAAAGTTTTTGCATCGTACAACACTAACGCCATCAGCTCGCATACCACAAAAGATATTGAAGCCGAAAGCAATTACTAGCGCCAGAACGAAACCTTCAGTTGGCGTTGCAAAGGCAAGTATAGCAGAGGAAATTGTAACCACTATCTGCCTAATCTGTGAAGAATCTAATAAATTTGTCATAATCTGTTATCCTGAATAATTAATAAAAATAAAGTTTCGGTCTCTTTCTGCAAAGATAGCAAAAAAAAACGAAACTTCATTCAGAATAACGAAAAACTTTAGACATTCAAGTCGTAATATGGAAGTCTGCCACTTTCCAGGAAGGAAATACATTCATCGAAAATCTTTTGCTCGTAGTTGTACGTGTTGATCTTCGGGAACCATTTCTTTATCTTTGCGTCGTTACGCTTTACCATCTCTCCCCAGAGAACGCACCAGTCTTCGAGATTGATGTTGTCATTCTTGACCTCATGCCAATAGTCCTTGGCCACATCTTTAGTATGAAGCTGACCGATGAGGCAAAGATGCATATCTGCCATCTCTTCGTTATAATGACACGATCCAATCTCTCCCTGGACCTGCTTCATCACATCAAGCATTACGCTGTCATTCATTCCGACTTCGCAACAATCTGCCATGATCGTAACACAGTTCTTGATAGCCTGCATATCATTGCTAGCTATAATGTCTTCGAATACCTTTTTCATAACCGTATATTTTTGATGTTACTTCAGAAAATACTCTCTGATGTTGTATACACCATCCTTGTCTTTCAACAAATCGAGTGCAAGGCTGTGGGCATACTTAACCAGATGTTCTGTATCAATGTCCTTAACATCTTCCTTGCCGAGTATCTTAGCAATTGTGCATCCGTGGTCGCTTACAACCTGATTCATCGCAACGTACAAAGCGTAATCGTTGTAATAAGGTTTCTCCTCTGTTGCAAGTCCGAGACCGGTCATAGCATTGATCCATGTCTGCATATCCCAGGTTACTGGTGGATTCATACCGTTTACAATCTCAGAAGCTTCCTTCTTCGTAAGATAGTTCTTCCACTTGATAGCGCAAAGCTTATCAAGATACTCTTGTGCCAACTCTGGGTGCTTGGATGCCATATCCTTCATCATGCAACGCATCGTATTACCGAATACGTGCATATACTTTACGTTGGTTGACGAAGCCATAATCCCATAAAGCTCATCAAACTTACTCATAATGTCTTTTGTTTCCATATCTTGTATATTTTTTAACCTATTATCAAATCTTTCAATTCTACAAAGTCCTCCTCTGTGAAGTTGATGCTTCGCTTGCTTCCAAAGAGGATAGCAGTAGCAATTCCATCTGGCAGGTCAATAGACACAACTCCTTTGTCGATATGTCCGTGTATAAAACCTACATCGAATTTGTAATCTTCCACGGATTTTAGCATCTGCATCATATCTTCAAATATCGTGTTGGCATCTATGTTGCCGTCTTCATCGGCGATGAATAGGGTAGCGTTGTCAATGCTCTTGCCCCAACTATCTTTGTGCTTGGCGATGATGTTGTGCGCCGCACGTTTCATGTACACTGATGGTATGGCGAGCATCTGGTTAGCCTTAACCATATCGTCTATTCTAGCATCTGCCCACAAATCAAGCGATGTAAGCAGTTTCTCTTTCAATTCTGTTACGTTCATTTCTTAGTTCCTCCCTTCTTTGTCCCTTGAACCATAGCGAGATACTCTTGCCACGTTTTATCACTATGATTTGTCATATAGTCGTTAAGCATAGCGGTTTTCTGCTCTTCCGCCTGTGCTACTTCTTTTCTCAGTCGTTGCATCAAAGACAAATGTTTCTTTAATGCCTCCTGTCCTTGCTGAGTGCTTTCGATACGAGGGCGTATAATGCGCAATTCCTCGTCTTGCACTAGCTTAGACACATATTGCAAGCTATTGACGTATTCCTGATTCTGCATCAAGTACTGACGTTGTGCGCCTGTAAGATTGTCTTCAATCTTATCAATCTCATCCCATAAAGGGGTGGAAGACTGCTGCGCTTGCATGTTGATAGATGCTCGTTTCTGCTGTATTGCCTCATACATCTTCTGTAGCTCAGCATCCATCATTTGCGGCTGCTGCTGACTTGTACCCATATCCAATAATGGGCTGTTTCCAAAATTCATCATAACCAATATCTTTAAGTTGGTGATATATTATAGAGAGGTGAGAGGGCATCCACCACGAGGGCAAACACCCCTCACCAACTCATTTTTTCTTAGTCCGTCTAACCGACTTCCTTACTGCTCTGTTACGCTCCTGTAGTGGGAGTAGACGGAGCAGTGCAGTTGCAGCCGCTGTAACTACCGAATCCCTGGAGTACTGGAGTGTTCGGGAGCATCAACTGCCCTCGCAAGCAGTTGCAAGTGTTCTCCTTGACGTAAGCCATCATAAGCTTCTCCTTGTAAGGAGTGAGGGCTTCCATCACGGCTACCTTCTTGTCGAGGTCGCTATACTTTGCTTGCAACGCATCGTACTGGTCTCTCTGATTCTTGTACAAGCCAAAATCTGCATCAATCTGAGACTTGTAAAGACCGAACTCAGCCTGCATTGCACGGCGGTTCTCGGCGTTGATAGCATCGTTAGCACCCTTATACATAGAGAACTTCTCAGCGATGTCTGTCTCGCGCATAGCGTAGAACTTGTTAGCGGTGTCGAGCTTCATACCGAACATGTAGGTAAGCAACTTCACCTCATCATCGCATTCCTTCTCCATTACCTCAAGGGCTGTAGGAGCAGTATTACTTGCAGTCATACCACCATAGGTGTTGATATTCACATTATCTGGCATACCATTACCAAGTGAACCAAACACGCTGCGGTTGTTACCGCCAAGCAACCAAGCACCAGCACCGAGTGCTGTGCCGATGATACCAAGGGTAAGACCAGCATTGCCTGTTGCCTTAGAAGCATAATCATCGTGCTTCTTTCCCTCTTCGTAGATTTTCTTCTCTACGACCTTTGCATCTGTCATTTCCATGATACAATCTTTTTAAGTTATCCTTAATATTAACTAACACTATGTAATCGATTACGGATGCAAAGGTACAAAGAATAGGGTAGAGCAAATATAATTCTATCACACTTTCTTTTAGTGGTTGATTATCAGAGATTTAAGGTGATATGAGGTAATATCATAAATAACAAAAAAAAGAGAGGCAGTCACTTACCTCTCTTACTCAACTTGTAAGGAATACTTACATGTTCAACTATTATTTTCTTTTCTTTTTAATGTAGTGCAGTATATCCCACTTCTTAAAATATCGGGTGTGCCCTCGCTTTTTGCATTCTCCGTTCGGAATGTCACCTCTAGCAACCATTCTATTCAATGTTGCATCAGAAACGTGAAGCTTCTCCTTGACTTCCTCGGTAGATAGCATCGGATTGAGAGCATACGGCAGATAGTTCTCACAAAGGTCTTCTATCTCATCGCTACTCATTCCGCAAGCAGTTACCTTCTCCCCTCTCTTCTCTTGCTCGTCTGCTCGAAAACAAGAATCCGATAACGATTTTAATAACACTCCCAAGGTGTGATAACCAAATAACTTTCCCATATCATTATAATCTAGAGATTAAACTTTGACAGCCCTTGCCTGAGAAATACTTATCGGCAAAACCATATACATAAAATATAATGGTCATTACAAGTATTACAACATTAGATTCCACCATTTCGTTGGTGGTGAAAACATTCCAGTATACGATATGAATAGCATTTATCCCAAATAGGTAGATTATCATCGGAATACGCCATCTGTAGCAGAGCCAAAAGAATCTGCTCGCAATTATAAGCACAAGCGGATGGATGTAAACGGAAAAATAGATAAATGCTGCCGATACCCAATTCTCCTTAAACCATACGCACATTTCTTTTTCATGAGACGCAAATGTTACCATGCATGCAATATGAAAAAGCATGATAAACAGAGGCATCACTTCACAATAATACTTAAACCAAGTGAGTAGCTTTATGCTGTAGCCTCTACCTGCAAGGATAATGACGTTTATCATTTCGCTAACGTCCATGTCCTTAAACATTACTCTTGACAACTGTACAACACCGACTGATTGAACTAACCGATGGACTTCATCTTCTTCCTCTTTAGTCATAAGCTGTTATATTTTAGTTGATTTAAAAGATTGATGCCGCAAAGGTACGCATCTTCTAATAAAAGTAATTGGTTTTTGATTGATTTTTGTGTTAAACTATATAAAATGTAACAATCTGAAAGTAGATGGCTACAAAAATAGCGTTAGAACGGCTTTCTTGCCAAATTCTAACGCTATTATTATATCTACACTGGTATTATCCTATCACAACATCAAGGGTCTCCATATCAGCGAACTTCAAGCCGCAATCCTTAGCAGCTTTGAACAGCTCCTTCTCGTCAACTTCCTCAATGGCTACCTCTACCTCCTTGTCGGCAAGTTCCTTGAAATACTTTTCGGTCTTCTGCTTCTGATTGAAGAAGTACTCATTGACCTCAGCGAACTTGGCTGAATCGTCCTTGGTGTATTCGTAGCCTTCATCGGCGTGCTTCTGCTCCAACTGCTGGCACTCCTGAAGCTTGCACTGCATCTCCTCGAACTTATCGTCCTTCAGGCTCTCCTGCGCTTCCTTCACATCCTTGTCGTAAGTATCGGCTACTTGGCGCAGTGCCTTCATATTCTTCCAAACTCGCATAGCGGCATCATCACTCATTGATGATGTCTTCAATGCCTTCAATGTTCTGTAGGCATCAACTGCCTCAATTGTCTTAATCTTTTTCATAATTGTTTCTTTATTTTTATGTTATACAATATTCTTCGCCAGATTGCCATAGCAGAATACCTTTCCTATTAACAGTGCAAAGTTAAGAAAATAATTCCGAATAACAATGCAGGAGGAGCAAAATTTACGAATTTTAAAAACAGCTTCCCCACGTTGGATAATCACTAGGACGTAATGTGTCTGCTTTCTCGGTGAGAACGTAAACCACAAATACATTTCTAGCATATTTGTTATATTAAGAACATCTGCTTTTTAATGCATAATATAACTACCACCTGGAGGAACTTGTTTCCATCCACCATCTATATTAATTTCAAAAGATAATTGACACATTTGTCCATAATAACCTCCTTCATAAACATTATCAAATCTTATATATATATCAACATAATCTGTTCTATCACCTTCAGGAATAGTTACAGAACCTGTAATTTGACCAGAGCTATTAGATACATAACCTCTTCCGTATGTTGTCTTATTGTTACCATAAGCACAAATACTTCTAAATATACCATCAGTAATTGTAATTGTAGCATCAGGAAGTTTATATATTCTAGCTTTACAAATACAACTAGCACCAACTAATTCTCTCAACGATGAGAAATCAACAAAACCACTAGAACCACTTTTAATACTTTCCATATTAATTTGTCTAGGATAATATTTAAAACTAATAGCACCTGGACACTTTATAAAAATTATTTTTGTATTAGCATATAAAGTTGCATTACGAGTATATGCTAAAAAAGGCACAATATCAATAAACTTATCTCCACTGCCTATATCAAAAGTTATTTCTTTACTAGCGTATACAAAATCTGTTGGTTTTTGGCAATTACCGACATAATAATTTTTATAAATCTTATCATTAACATTATATGGTGAATCATAACGAATTTGAATCCAAAAAGACCAAGCTAAATATAAATCAGGAATTATATCTTCCATAGTAACATTTATATTATCAACAACATGCACATTCTTATATAGAATACAATTAAATTTAGGAGTTGAAGAATAATAAATTTCAACATTACGTAATTCAGGAATAGAAGTTAGAAACTTATTAGTTGTTGCTTTACTATTATAGTTTCTAAAATCACTTAATCTATAAGGAGAATTAACACCACCTTTTGGAAAATGTTTTCCTGATACCTTTGTTCTTGTGTTATCACTAATATAACCATTATTACCATATACATTATCTTTATAAAGGTTGTTACAAGCTTTAATTGCAAAACCTTCTCCTCCATAATTATTACGTAAGTTCTTATAAGTGTCCATAGGTATATTCATACCACAACGAACAACACAAGTATATTTACTATATGAAGATGTTACTATTTCCTCAGAGTCTTCTCTAATAGGATATTCTTTAAATTCACCTTTACAACTAATAGGTTTATACTTACTCCATATATTTATATTTTCACTCTTACAAAGAGTAGCAAGGTCATTGCTACTCTCTCCAAGAGCTCGTTTAACATCATCAATGCTAACAGGAGCACTAATAATTCCAGTTTCACTATTGTAAGACATAATCTTTATTTTTTTAATATTCAACTTTAGTTTCTAATTCTGTTACAACTTCTTTAGTAACAACTCGCTCTACTGTTACATTGAACACTTTCGCAAGCTATAATGTAAATCGTTCCATACGCTTGATATTTAAAACTTAGAACACTAGGCAAGGCAGCTCTATAAGAGCCACCCTGCGGTTAATACTTACTCTGCTGCCTCGCTTGCCATATTAGCGGCGATAGCGGAATTAACCTCCTTAATCAATGCTGATACCTCACTGAGCTTGCTCTGCGGAACACCGCTGATGTTGTAGGTCAGCTCGCTGCCGTTGGAGCTTGCGTTCGCATTGCCGAGATAATTACCATTTGGGTCACCATAGATACTCATATTGATGCTCTCGATGTTGCCACCCGTCTTGTCAACATTGTAGGTGATTTCTACTCGATAGCCGCCCTTGGTATAAGTGGCGGTTGTCTGTTCACTTTTCTTGTTAATCTTTAAATTCTCCATTTTCTTAACTAATTTAATGAATTAATATTCTTGTTATCTAATCTCTTCTTGTTGCAGTCTTCCTTATCTCCACTCAATCGCTGAACCTCTGATTCGAGGAAGACCACCCGAGCCTTCAACCTGCTGACCTCATCGCCCACCTGCTCAATAGCACCGAATGCCGTTGCAATCAGCTTCGGAGACCAGTAGTTAATCTTGTAGTAGCCCTTCTCGTCAGTCTCCACGATGTCCTTTAAGTGAGGGTTGCACAAGACGTGCTGGGCAATCCAGCCGATAGACCTTGTGTTGTCCTTCTTCCAAGCGAAGCCATAAGTGCCACCCATTGCCTTGATGATACCCAAGTAGTCCAGCTTCCGCAAATCCTGCTTCAAGCGGATGTCAGAAGATTGATAAGCTGTAACTCCACCTTTAGCAAGAATGCTATTAGGGAAGTAAGTATTCATATTATAATCAAAGTTATATATATGACCTGTATGACCCATAAATCTATCAGTAGGAAATGAATACTTAGTAAAAGAAAATATTCGTATTTTATTTATTGAAGCATTTCGTAATGCAGTAGTATTTTGGTCATGTTTAAATCTAAAACGAATATATCTTCTATCATCATTTCCTACAGGAAAACCTTCGTTACCTCTAGATAGATTTATATAATTAAATTGGTTCCATCCGGTCATATATTTAATATAAGTATTGACTATAACACCTTTACTATTTAAATATTCTACAGTACAAGTAACACCAACACCTTGTCCCATATCAACACAAGCAAAATATACTTGAGAATAACAAGAGTTAGGAATTTCAAACGAAAACATTAATTCATTCTTTTTTACTTGAGCTAATTTCTCAGCATCATTATTACCAGTGAAAACATTATAACCTAAGTAAACTTGAGTTAAACCTGCATTACTAGCATATAGATTAAATTTAGTATCATTTGACATCTCATAATTAGTCCAATTAGTACCATTATCATTAGAATATTGTACAGTTACTTGATTAACTTGTATACTATCAGTAATAGCAGTAATTCCAGAGCATAAAGCATCAGCTGAAACATAACAACCCGCTCCTTTATTATTAACTTCATAATTTGTAGGTAATATACCTTTATTATTTATTAAACCGTTAACTGATAAATTACCAGCAATAACAGCATTTTTACTAACACTAATACTATCACAACTAATAACATCATTAACAGTAAGACTTTTAAACGTAGCACTACCTAATTGTGTTATGCTCCAATAACTACTATTTACTTGACTACACATGTCTTGAACTTTCACAAAACCAGAATTATTAGCATTACCTAAATATAAATCACCACCACTACCTCCAATTCTAACTCCACTATCAGGAGTTATAGTTGTAATACCTGGAAATTTAAGTGTACCATTACTTTGTGCACTATTAGCAATAAACACAGAATTATCAGCTATACCAAGATAAATAGTTTTATTAGAATGATTATATTTAAGACCAGCCCATTTATTCAAATCCCAAGCAGTTTCACCAAAACGAATAGCCGCACCTGTGTTGAAAATAACTTGCGCATCAATGGCACTAATAGGAGTTAACTTGTTGCCAATCTTAAGCGCACCATTCTGCAAGGTGGTACTGATGGTGTTGCTTGCGCTGATGGTGGTCACACCGCTCAAAGCACCGCTCACGTTAGCCGTTCCGTTGAACGACTGTCCCCAGATGGTTCTTGCCGTTACAAGTTGGTCTGCTTGATTCACGATGCCAATTCTCGTAGCACCATCAAGCAAGGTGTAAGGGCTATCCCCTGTGGTTGCTGGCAAGCTTTGAGCCGCAGAGAACCATCTATTTGTCACCAAAGTTCCTTGGCTTGTGAAATCGGTAGACGTGCGTCCTGTCTTCTTGATGATTGTGTAAGACAGACTTCCAAATTGACGTTGGCAATTTCCCCAAAGTTGAACATTGCCAGTTGCATTGTTGTAGTACACACGCAACCTTGAAGACATGTTTCCAACCAACTCACGCAAGGATATGATAAAGTTGTATGCCCCAGAGTCCTTCGCTCCATTCTGACGGATTCTCAACACGACAACCGAAAAGGTATCGTTAAATCCGTTGGAGAAGAGGAACGTGAAATTTCTATCATCATATTGGTTGTCTGTGACGGTAATGTCAAACAACTTCGCCCAATAGTGGGAAAGGCTTGCGGTGTCGCTGTTTACCGCTCCCGACCATACGATGTTGTTTTTGTGCCAACCATCGAGCAAATCCGCATTGAGGTTTGTCCATTGTGCGGTAGTCGAAGCTATGTGATTCGAGCCGTTGTAACCGAATTGCATACCTCCCTTGCCGAACTTCACCATTCCTGCGTTGTTGTTGCCAACGCCCATCAAGCCGATAGTGTTGCCAATGTTACAATCACCTATGTAGCAATCATCGCCAATGCGCAATCCATTGTAAGCACCATTCAATGCGCTTGCCACAATCTTAAGCTGACCTGTGAGCGTTCCACCTGTCAAAGGCAAGTACTTTGCGGCGATGGCATCCACCTGTGACTTCGTATAAGCATCAGTAATGCCATACCCACTTATCGTTGTCGGCTTGCTTGTGAGTTCTGAGAAGGCAAGGCTGTTCTTGATTGCAAACGAGCCGAAAGCACCCTTGTTGCAATAGGCGAGGTTTGAACTAGTGCCACTATATGCTCCGTTCCAGTAAGCTATGAAGCTCATGTCAGGAATGATGTTGCCATCGATCGATGCGTTAGTCCATCCCGAAGTGCCCACCGCAGAAAGGCTCTTCTTCGTGTAGCTCTTGGTGTAGGTGATGGCTGTTCCACTGGTGGATATGCCAGTCACGAACACATTGCTTCCACTTGGCTGAGTAACCGAGCGCAAGCCATCCGTAATGCCAAATCCCGACAAAGTGGTTGGCTTGTTGGTGATATAGCTCCACGCAAGGTTTCCTTGGAACGCCGTGAGTGCCTTGATGTGTGGAGCGATGAAGTAAGCATCGCCTTGGTTCGTAACGAAAGAAAGGCTTACACCTGCTCCTATAGTGTCATGGTCAGTATAAACCAATGCAGCCGATTGAACGCCACTTGCATCAGGGTTATCGCTAGTTGAGAAAACCAATTGCGGACCGCCATCGCCATAGGACAGCTTTCCAGCCGACTTGATGTAGTTTGCATCGTTGCCATAGGTAGTTCCATAAATCACCAAGCGATTCTGCTCTGCCTTGTAACTTGTGTTGACGGTGACACTAGCCTTTGACAACTTCAAGATGTTGTCTATCTTGGTGATTCCTGTCAAGGCTTGCTCGGCACTGCTGCCCTGCACCTGTGTCGTTCCCACATAATGAGTATGGTTAGACAAGCTGAAAGAACTACCCTTCGTCAAGGTCAAGGTATGCCCACTGATAGATGCGGTTGTTATCGCATTCCCAGAACCTGTTACGCTAACGGCATTCACACCGTCTGTGATACCATATCCGCTGAGACTTGTTGGCTTAGAGGTCAAACTTGCAAAAGTATGTGTATGCCCATTGAGCGAGAATGTAGAGCCTTTTGTGAAGGTGATGGTCTTGCCGCTCTTTGTAACGGCAGTAACGGCATTTCCACTTCCGCTAACTGCTATCGCATTCACGTAACCATCGAGCGATTGGTGTGCGGTAAGGTAGTTTCCCTTCGGTTGATACAAGCTGGCAGCGTCAGTCTTAGTAAGGTAGCTCGCAAGGCTCTGATGTGAAGTCAAGAACGTTGTTCCCTTTGTCACGATGATAGTCGTTCCACTCTTACTGATGGCTGTCACTGCGTTTCCACTACCGCTAACACTAACGTTCATAGCCGAGCCTCCTTCTAGGCTGGAGATACGAGAATCAAGAGCCTTGATGGAGTAGGCAGAGGCAATCTCACTCAGCGATTCTGATGTAAGCTTCAAGGCATTTGAATAACTCTTCACACTGCCGTTCAAGCCGCCACCACTGGATGAGGATGTCCCAACACCATAGGCAGAAACACCACCACTAGTATAGAGGTTTGCCACCTCGTTAGTCGTAGTGTTCGTAATCTTCAACGCCTTATTGGTTGCATCATACTCCATCTTTATGTTGCCGATGGAGATGTACTTTCCGTCAGGCACGATGATACTTCCGTTAATATCGGCAGTACCGTTAAACGAGTTACCCCAAAGCTTGCGAATATTCGTGAGCTGGAGAGCCTTTTTCGCTGAACCGCTTGTAAAGTAGCCCTGCAAGGTGGTGATACTCGTCTTGTTGGTGGATATGCCCGAAGCGTTCACCCCTTCTGCCTTTTTCGCTCTTGTTACCTCGTCAGATATAGACTTATTGATTCCATCAACGATACCACTTAAAGTGTCTGTCTGCGCAATATTTGCGAGGAAGCTAACCACCTCGTTCCACTTATTGATAACGCCGTCCGCAGTCTCCTCGTCAGTAGTTATAAGGGCGTACCAGTCATAGGCACTATCCCAACGAGTTACCTTCGTTGATGTAATGCCGTCCAGTACAGACTTATTGCTATGAGTATGCTTTGCCGATACCGCACCATCCCAAGCCGTCTGCTTTGCCGTTGTCGGTATAGAATAACCCGAAGCAAGACTAATAGCAAACGTACCGCTTGTTGTGATAGTCTTAGTTGCGCACGTCAAACCAGTAGGAAGGGTAAGAGCTACAGATGTAACAGTACCCTTATTGGTAGTATAGCCCTTTGCATCAATCTCCGCTTTGGTATAATAGCTTGCGAGAGACTGATGAGCAGTCAGATACCCTTTATCATTGGTAAGCTGGCTTACCTTCGTGATGCGGTCAGTGATTTCTGTCCACTTATGGGTATGCGCACTAGGTGTGAATGTTGATGGCTTACCCGTGATGTTATTCCAAGAAAGGCTCAGACCGCCAAGTTCTGTGGCTATGTTGTCAATTCGGCTGCTGAGAGCCTTGATAGCATAGGCATTCGGAATACTAGTCAAGTCTGCATCCGTATAGCTTCCTTCTAAGATTCTCGCATAGCTGATTACGCTTGCATTCAAGCCGCCACCACCCGTGGTAGATGCTCCTGCTCCGTATGCCGTGATACCACCTGTGGTATAGAGATTACCATCAATCTTGATAGCCTTGTTTTTGGAATCATACGTGAGCTTAATGCCATGGAAGGAGATTGCGCCTTCGAATGTAGCATCGCCCGATACGCCAAGTTTGGAGAATGGAGCGTTTGGCTTCAAAGATACAAGGTCAGCAACGCTCGTTCCTGCACTTCCTTCCTTCCAAGTCGGCTCGAAGAAGGTGAGGTATGCGCCAAGATTCTTCTCACTGATGATAAACGATGTCGGGTCTGCGTGAACCTTTCCGCTCACATCCCACCAGATAGCACCATTGGCAAGATAACCCGAGCCATCGAAGCGGATGAGGGAGGTTGCAGGGGTAAGATTTCCGCTATTATAGTCCTTATCCACCATCTGACCGCCCCACCATGTTGCGATACTCTTCTTTCCTCTATTCTTGTCTATTGCTCCGTTGATACCGCTCTGAACGTTTCCGTCTCCGTCTCTCAGCGCAAGGAGCGTTGTCATTACAAGACCACCGTCAACATATGTAGTCTGACCGAGCGCATCCTTGAGATACTTGTAACCTGCGAGGTCTGTGATATTCTGCTTCAAGTCACCATATATCTTGCTAGTGATATAGGCATTAGCCAAACCAAGTTTGTCATAGAATGCGCTGTATGCGGACTGAAAGTTGGTGAACTTCGTTCCCACGGCAGAGACGATAGCAGCCTTGCCGTTAGTATCAGCCTTATTGTAATTTGTAGATATATCTGAGAGATACGTAACGAGTTCCGTCTTGGCAGTAGAGAGAGTAGTGAAAGCAGTATTAAGGTCGGTGAGTTCTTTTGTACTCTTTAACACCTCTGCTCCCTTCACTTCATTGTACGACTTCTCGGCAGCTGCGAAAGCATCTTCAAGTCGCTTGGAATCCTGCGCCATTGCAGCAATCTCAGAAGGCTCTAGGTAGCCATCTTTGACGTAGCTGTCGAACGTCTTTTTGTTTTCGGTAACAGTCGTTCCGAGGGCGTTCAAGTTGCTCTGTGTCGTCTTAATCTCTTCTTGCGCCTTCTCAGCAGCTTTCTTTGCTTCCTCTGCCTTCGTGTCATCGGTATACTTGCTAGCCAATTTCCAATCTGAAATATTAAACTCTTCACCTTCTGCCTTGGCGGTGGAACACTTCAAGATTTCATTCTTGTAGGTACTGCCGTCAGAAGGATAAGTTGCGTTGACCCACATATCGTTCACGTCGTATGGTGGAACTGGCTGAGAGCCGAAGATGCGTCTCTTGGTGTTGGCGGTAGCTTGCGCTCCATTAGCCTTCTTATCCGCAGCGGCTGCATCTTTGAGTGCTTGGCTTGAATCTTTGAGTGCCTTGGTCAGCTCCGTATCTGTGATGATAATCCACTCATAGGTAGAGCCATCCTTGGCAAAGCGGTATGCCTTGCCCGTCTTGTTGTCATAGTAGAGGTCTCCCAAGTGAGTTTTCTTATCATCGTTGGTCTTCCAACTGATGGCTGGAGCATTCTTCAAAGTAGGAACGCCGTCATAGAACCAAGTCTCAATAGCTCCGTCTATCTGGTTTTGAAGGTCGATAATCGTCTGCGATTTATTGATAATGGTCTCAACGGCATTCTTATCCAAGCTCTTCTCGGTGATGTACTTATCCAAGGTCTTCCCATCGTAGGTGGACTTTATATCCAAGTCTCCCTTGATGGTTACTTTCTTCGTCTCGCTATCAAACTTGACATAGGAATCACCCTCGTAGTTATTGGCACTAGTAGGTCGGTCTCCGAAGTACATATCACCATAGACGTTGAAGAATGCCTTGCTATTCTGCTTATTCACACCATATTCCACGTACTCCCTATTGGCAAAGGAATAGCTGTTGATGCCGTGATAGAGGCTAATGGATGGCGAATAGGTATCTACCGCCGAGAAGATAAGGCAGTTCTGACGTTCCACATCGGTTCTATTACCGCACTGGTTGAGCACATCACCTTTAGCAGGAACATCGCTTGCCGTAGCGCAATCGGTATCAGAGAGGTCGATATAATGATATTTCTTTCCTTCCAGCTCTACAGGGTCTTCATCACGACCGATTACCAATCGCCAATAGAAGTGATTGCCAGCCTTGTGATAAGTGCCCTTGCGAACATTGAATGATTCTGAGCGCACTTGGTCGTTAACCGCGAAGTCGTTATCTACCTCATCACCATCCTGCTCTGCTAAGAAATAGCAACGATAAGCCTTCTGTGACACATTATTGTATGTCACAGTAACTTCTTCTACCTTATGAGCCACCACGCCACCAGTAGGAGAGATTATCTCCTTACCACCGATGGTGGATGTTTTATTTATGACCAGCTCCTCGAAGATAGCCTTCATTCTTACCTCCAAGTAATCTGTGATTAGGTGCGAACGACCTTCTGCGTCTGGAGTCCACGAGCCTCCACCGACAAGCAATCCCTGCAAGAACTTCTGCACCTTTTCCCAAGTGATAGTTCCTTTTGCGGTGTCATCGTTTATCTTTGAGATGAAGTGCTTACTTCCCTCTGTCGCAACCTGACTCTTGACCTGGGTAGTTGTCAAGCCTGCACCTGTTCCGCCATTTCCACTTTGGAGCGACGATATCTGTTGCTGAATTTTCTGTATAGTTCCAACCTCCTTATCCTCGCGAAGAGTTATATCGTAGGTAGGAATCTTACCATCTTCTTCCTTGATTGTGAGCTGATCTATGGATATTACACCGCCAATTCTGAGGTCAGTATCTTCAAACTCCATCAAGTCTCCGGCTTTGAGCGTATCATGAAGACTCTTGATAACTCCTGTAGTATCCTTTTCAGCAAGATCATGCTGTCTTGCCATGAAAATCTCATCAACCTTAGGCTGATAGACGTACCTTGTGTAGTCGTTCTTGTCAATGAATGCTATGGCGTATTTGAGAAGCTTCAGTGATGCAGCATTGACATACGAATCAGGAAGGGTGATGCCGGTAAGAACGAAATGGTCGCCTTTCTTGATAGGGTAGTCCTTGTATGGAAACCACAGCTCAAGAGCGTCGTCCTTTACTCTTTTAATAGTAAGCCTCCATCTTCCATCAATCTTGGTTGAGGATGCTACCTTGAATGTTCGTCCGCCACACATACCATCCTTCATCGAGATGGAGAAGTCGTCATCCTTTAAGTCGTTGATATCAAAGTCGATAGCCTTTTTAAGATAGATATCAACATTCTTTACGGTTTCATTATCGCCAAATCTTCCGTCATCATCAGGAGCCACACCCTTATCAATCTCATCAACACGTACGCCACCGATTTCCATCTCCTCGATAGTAGGGTAGATTTCAATAACTCCATTCGTCTTATCATCGGTATCGAAGAACTGCGATGCAGAACGAAGACCAATCTGCTCGATGTTGATAGAATCGATGTATGGCCTGTGTGGATCTGTGGAGAATCTGTGTTGTCTTCCGGTAGGATTCACGTACCTCTTCTCTTCATTCGTGAGTGAGTTATAGAAATCACTCAGCGATACATGAGGGAATCCAGGCAACATAAGTCTATTGATGGACATGTTGTTCGGAAGATTCTTTGCATACTCCTTCATAGATGAAGGAACAGCCTTCTTGTTGAGACCGGACGTGATATACATCTTTGTATTTCCGGCCTTGACCTGCGCAATAAACGCATCAAGCTTCTCCTTTGATTCCTCATCTCCGGTGTCAGTCTGTGTTCCCTTCAGCTTAGAATAGAATCTACATTTTTTAGAGTCGTATGTCTGTGTTACATAACCGGTAATCTCAGTCTTGAAATCAAATGTAACCTTAAGTACCCAACCGAAAGACTGTTCGCCAGTTTCTCCAGAAACAATATACTTTCTCGGATTCTTGAAATATGTCTCTATATAATCGAGGTCCAGTTCAAGTGTAACATTCGTGCTGGCCCCGACGACTTTCGTGATGTTCGCCACGTACTTGACACCTAGGTCCGCATAGTAGTGAGAAGGAAGATTCTTCTCGGAACCATAAGCTCTCAATCTCGTAACGACACTCTGGTCGGAATCAGCGTTCTGAACAATCTCATATAATCCATTACCGAGGCCATACTTGAAGATATGGTTTGCCTGTATTCCGGTAGTACCGACATATATGTTTCTTCCTCTGACGATGAAGTTTATGTCCCACTTCTCGTTCACAAGCGCAAGGGCCTGCCAACAGGTCTGCGAATCCACTGTAATGGACATCGATTCGATGACGTTATCGTCGGTTTTCTCACCATAAACCGACAACCACTCACTTTCAAGGGCTCCACGCTGAACGGAACGGTCCTTGTTTCGGGAGTAAATCTTCCAAAGACCTGCACCAATCTGCTCGTTTAAGCATGCCTGGATTCTGTCTAGCAAATCATCCAAAGTCTGCACATAGAATGGGAATTTCGGCAGGGCAGTGTAGTGAAGCTCGTTATCGTTCAATACCACATCGAGGAACTCTGCCCTGGCAAGCTCATCCTGCAATGCATTGAACTTTACGCTGTCATATACGAAGCCCTCACCGTAGGTGTCAGGTCTTGCCTGCTTATCTTTGCCCGGCTCGTAGTTGAGCTCGAATCGCTCGCCACGATAGACAATATAGTCGCCTATCTGAAAGTTGATAGGCACTTCATGCTTGAAGTTGATAGTCAAAAAACACTCACCCATCCAGGAATCAGAGTACTCCAATCCATGAACGGTTATCTGCTCTCCGTTAACGTCTGTCAGCTTCGAGCCATTCTTATGATAAATATTCCAAGCGCTCATCTGTATGCTATACTAAATTTGAAATATTGCCCTGTGTATCCTTAATCGGCTTAATATCAGTAACAGGGTCGTTAAACTTGAAAGTAATAGAGAGGACTAGCAAGTCCTCTCTATCCGGATCTCTATATAGGTTTGGATCAATATCCTTAAGTCTTACATGCTGTCTTCCGATTCTATTGAAGTCGCAATACATCTTCATCATGCCTGACTTGCGGATGTAATCAATAAAAGCCTTACATTTCTCGTTAGCGCCGAAAGCCTCGCCGTGGAACATAAACTTTACCTTATTCTCGTATGCCGCCATATAAAGTCCATCCTTTCCGATATATTCGTCATCACCATGCTCATCGTGCCACTCCCTTTTCGGTGGTTCCTTGACAGAATCGCAAGGCTTGAACGGGTTCTCGGAAACATACATGCCGAAGTCGGCGATGGAGTCCTTCACCTCATTCCCATCGCCTTCCTTCTGCATGTATATCCTGAAATAATCTTTCATACCTTAAATCAACTTTTTATATTTGCAAATATACAAAAAAATGCATAAACATGCAAGAGATGTCAGATTAAAAATGTATAAATATACGAAAGAGGGCGCAGAAATAGATCCGCGCCCCCGATTATTACTTCATCTTCAATGATTTTGTTCCGTTAAGAACTCTATTGAAGTTGTCGTTATACTCAACGAATATACTTTCAATCCTCTCGGCCGCATCCGCATTGCGTAACGTATTTCGAGCAATCGCATTGAGTTGTATCAGCTGAGACTTGGCAATCTCGCTCATCTCTGGATAATACTTAGCTTGTTCTTCTCTCATGACAGAGCAATCGAGCCTAATTGCGTTGAGGTATGAGGCAATCAAGTCTCCTGTTTCCTCCGTAATGCTCTTGATGGAGTTTCTCGATGATGAACTACTGTTGTCAGACCAGCCGTAAGTCTTCTTGAGATAATCTCTCGTTGCCTCGATTTGCTTTGAGAGCTCATCTGTGCTGTTCTTTACGTCGGAATACTCTGCTCCTGTGTATTCAGAAATAACATTTCCGTTGGAATCCTTAATCTTGTCACCATTCTCTGCGTACTCCTGAGTCTTCTTCAAAAGAGCCTTAATTTTGTCTCCATATATATTCTCAATCATGGAGTTCAAGATGGTTTTCTTCAGGTTGTCCTCGAAGTGCTCAACGAGATTATCTGACGAGTTAGCCATCGTTGCCATTGCGTCACCCCAGGAAGACACCAAGTCAGAGAACTTGTTACCGGTCAGTTTCTCTGTAAGAGCCTCAATCATGTCATCAGCCTTCTCTCCGTACTGAATGAGCTTTTCCAGGTAATCCCTGAACTCAGAGTCCATACTAGCCCAAAGACCGGTATAATCCTTTTTTATCTTTGAAAGAGTATCGGAGTCCATATTGAGCATATCCTCCATTCCATTGAACTGGACTCCGTATTTCGAAGAGATTTCTCCGGCAACATCACGCCAGTTCTGACCATTGTACTTATATGAACCCTTCCACATTCTATATTTGATAGAGTGTGAGCCAGCTGACGCACCGGCATTGAGCCTCTTCTGCGCGATAACCTTAGTCTGCTCAATCTCCGCCTTAAGCATTTCCTGGGCTTCCTTGGATGCCTCTGTAGCCTCTGTACCCCAATGGATGTTCATGTACTCAGTCTTCTTGGAGATGAGAGAATCCCAAATTGAGGTCAGGTTGTCGTACTCAGCCTTCGCCTTTTCGTAACTGCTGTAGTCTGCGCCGAATGCCTTGATGAGCGAACCGCCAATACTCAACGCTGCGGAAGCGGCTGCTGCGTATGGACCAGCCCCCTCTAGGAATCCAAGACCCTTCATTTTACTTAGGGTGTCAAAGGCTCCAGCTGTACTTGCTGCCGAAGAGAATGCGCCTGATGCTCCACCAACAATTTGACCAAGGATTGAATCCTCTTCACCCATAGCCTTAAACAGATTGATTACCGGGTCAAGAACCGTATTGAGTGCCTGCATCTTCGTCGCAAGTTCAGAGATTGCTTTAGACGAGTCGGCGTACGCTGACTGCTGATCATTCTTCAGACTCGCCTTTGTTCTTACGCCGCCTGCGATACCAAGTCTAGAAGCATCCTCCTTACTAACGAATATCTTCGCAGTATCGTTCATACCGCCAAGATGCTCATTTATGAACTTCCCGATAGCATTGCCACGCTTAACTCCTCCGAATACACTAGGGAACGGATTTCTGCTAATCTGCTCATTTCTGAGCTTATCTAGGGCATCTCTGAGTTGTTTGATGGATTCTACAGATAAACCGGTAGTCATAGAAAACTGGTCTATCTTCTCGATCATAGAGTTGATTGTTGCCGAAGACACCCTGTCGAGGTCATCGAAGATAGCAACCCAATCAGATTCTTGCTTGAACTGTTCAAACTGGAGCTTTGCCAAATTCTCGTTGTGAGTCTTTGTGGCTCCTGCCTTGGCTCTGTCTCTCATCTGTGGGTCTTCGATGCCCTTGATGAGGTCAAGCTGTCTCTCGTATTTTCGGTTTTCATCCTCAATCTGCTGGGCGATGGTTGCATTCTTTTCAATAAGACTAGCCATCAGGTCGATGGTCTCCTTCTTGATCTTGTTGTTCTCATCTTCCAGTTTCTTGCGGATATCGTAAACACGAGTCTCCTCGCCATACTTATCCTTGACATTTTCAAGACTCATTTCCTTAACCTCATCCGTAGTAAAGTTGAGGCCGGACTGAACATTGTCGTGCTTTACCGCAATGTCAAGTTGTTCCTCCAGGAACTTCTTGTATGTATCAAATTGAACAGTTCCGCCGAAAGCGATATTTTCAGAACCCTTTTTATTTCCAGTCAACTCATATATCTTCTTGTATGTATCATACTGTTCGGATATAACATCAAGCTGCTTGTTGAGCACATTCAGCTCATCTCTTCGCTGGTCTTCAAGAAGCTTTCGGTTTTCAGTCTGAATACCGGCCTTCTCGTTTGCAGCGTAGTCCAATCTCTCCCTTGTTGAGGCCGGGAGAGTCTTCAAGAGTTCTTTAATAGAGGTCTCATAATTGGTGTAGTCGGAGATAGGAAACCTCTTCTTGTCACCAAAGATAGCCTCAAACTCTCCGTCGTTGGCAAGTTGACCGAGAGCACCCTCACCGTAAAGTTCCTTAAACTTCTTGATTTCAGCATACATCTTCTTGTATAAGTCGATGCGCTTCCTCAAATCTTCAAGAGCCTTATCTGTCTGCGCGCCTTTTGGTCTACGGCCACCGGTTTTCTTGTTTTTCTTCTTGTCGTCACCAGTAAACCATTCGCCCCAGTTATCATGATAAGCCTGCATCTTAAGTTCGTACTCCTTCTGCTTCTGTGTAAACTCATCGAGAGAAAGATTGCCCAGCGCAAGCATCTTCTTTCTGGTGTTGAGTTCCTTTTTGGCAGCAGTAATGTCCGACTCAGCGTTGCTCTTTGCTTTATCGTAGTCGTCTCCGGCATCCTTTCCCCAACTCTTGACGTACTTGTTCTTCTCATGGTAGTCGTAACCACTACCCTTGAGATTCTTTTCAAGCTGCTGAGTGAGATCCGAGTCATCGTTCCTGAATACGAGATGAATGACAGCCTCAAATCTATCAGCCGCAAGCATTCGCTTCAATGCGTCTGATGCAAAAGGATAGTCTTTCTGAACCTGAGCCGCAGCATCCTTCATCATGTTTGAAACCTGAACCTTCTCTGCATCTGTCAATTCCTGGTTGTTGCGAATCTTGTCACCAATCCAAGGAAACGAAGTGTTTACTGCGTTATCGAGAGCATCCTTGAATTTATTCTCGTAGAAGCCAGTCTCAACACCCATCGCATTAAGAACGTCAGCACGGAACTGATCAGAAACATCCTGGTTCCATCCCTGCTTTGCAAAGAATGACGAAAGAATCTGGTTAGCCTTACCCTGCAACTCCGGGCTGTTGCTAATATCTCCAAGCTCATCAATGAGATAATCGCGCATGGCTTTCACCTCATTCTTGTATTTTTCTTCCCAGGAGTTGAAGCTAGCAAAGTCGGATTGGGTGGCATTAATCATATTCGCCTTTGCGGATGCCGAAGAGAACGCTTCTGCTATCTCCTTTGCAGAAGACAGTTTCTCGTCGAATCCCTTATAGGTATCCTCGTTAGAAAGAGATTTCTGAGTGCTCTCCTCAACCTGTTTGAGAAGGATGAGCTGTTCTTTGAGATACTTAAGTCTATCCTCATTCGATTTCTTTTCGAGAAGGCTCATTGTGAAAGCATTTTCCTTTTCAGGAGCAATCTCCTTTAGCTTTTCCTTATATGCGTCAATAAGGTTTTCTATCTCTTTCTCGTCGCCATCCTTAATGGCTTTATCCGCATCGTTATCGCGAAGAAACTCGCCAATCTTAGTGTATCTGTCTTTCAGTTCGTCAGCAGTAGTCTCCATGTCTTGCTTCAGCTGCTGATGCTTCTGCCAGTAGTATGCAAAGATTGCAGATCCGGCAGAGATAGCGATTCCAGGAAGACCGCCAAGAAAACCGATGATAGAACTAAATCCGGACTTCAAGCCTCCGAGAAGCAAACCTCCTGCTGCTCCCCATTTGCTAGGGCTAGCCAATCCCTTCAGAACTCCACCAAGGGAGATTCTGTTTACCTGCCCCTCCTGCTTTGTGAGAGCCATACCTTGCTTGTACATCTCCTTGGTTATCTGTCCGGTAACATACAAGCGTCTTAGCTCAGCTTTTGTTATCGCATTTGCCTTTGCGAGTGCCTGGATATCCTGAATCCGAATCTGATTTTTATACTGAAGAATCTGTTTCTCCACGGGAGTTATTTTTTCTCCACGCAAAAGCTTGAGTTCAGCTTCTTTCGCAATATTTCCCTTTGAGTTCAGTATTCTTTTCCCGATTCCGCCCTCCAAGGTCTTTACTCCACGCATAAGAGCAGGTCCGGCGAATGCTGCAACCATAGCAGGACCTAAGACGTGAATCTGCTGCACGAGATTGGTAACAACATCAAGAATACCCTTGAAAGTTCCACCTATAATATTCTTGCCGTTAGCAAAGTCGGCAAGCATGATTTCCCAGGCATCTTTCAGCTTGTTATATCGTCCGAGCAGAGTCTCACTCAGAACCTGCTGCATATTATAGAACTGACCACCTGCATCAGTCATCTGCCAGAAGATAGACTTTACGTCATCAAAGCTAACATCTCGGCTTGAAATTCTGGTCTTAATCTCTGATGTTGAGACATTTCGACCCTCTTGCTTAGAGTAGAACTCTGATAACTTTTCAAGCAGAGGAATACCGGCATAGGCAATCTGACGAAGTTCCTTACCATCGAGCCAGCCACGAGCCTGTACCTGACCAAACGCCAATGCGATACGGTCAAAGCTAACACCAAGACCGGAAGACATATCTGCAAGCCTCTTGGTTGTGTCATAGAGCTGGTCGTACTCAACTCCATACGCAGCCAACTGCTTAACGTCTCGGTTCAATTCAGAGAACGTAAATGGCGAATTAAGAGCAAGTTCCTTAATCTGATTGAACATTGTATTCGCATTCTGCATGTCACCAAGGATTGACTGGAGAGCAATATGCTGCTTCTCCATCTCACCACCAGTAGTGATGATGCTCATAGCGAACTGCTGTGCGCCGAACACAAGACCTCCCTGCAAGAAAAGTGACTTCAAATCCTGTACGGTTGAGTTCAACTTTCCTGCATGACTGTTAGCTTTCTCGAAGCCGCGAACCAGTTGAGATTGAATCTTAGCTCCTGAGTCAACGATTGCCTGCTGACGCTTCTGTTCAAGCTCAACACCTCTTTGAATTTCTCGGTTTATTGCCTTCTGGTCTTGAAGAACCCTTGATGCCAATGTGGTATCGTGACCGCTACCGATATTACCAAGCATACCAAGGCTATCTTTCCAATTTTCAGAATTAAGCCTATCCTTGATAGTTCTGAGACCTCTCATTATGGAAATGAGCCTATTAATCTCTGCTTCTGCCTTACTTACATCTGCTCCGATGGTAATTCCTCTGCTGTATTCAGAACGAAGCTGGCGAACCTTATTTCCAAGAGAGTCGTATCGGCGTTCTGTGTTCTTCAAATCATTCTGGCGTTGCCTCTCTGCCTCTTTTGCCTCGCGTGCTGCGTCCTTTATAACCTTTGCATAAGTATTTGCTTTATCTATAGCATTAAGATACCCGGAACTCTTTACGACATCAGTTGCTGTGAGTCCTGTGATAGGATGAATACCTCTGTTATTCCTGATCTGTTCTAACTCAGTTCTGTATTTAGACAGCTCTGACAACGACTGACGTATGTTGTTCGTTGAATCGACGCCAAACATCTGTATTCCTTCACCATGGCGTTTGTTGATTTCGTCAATAATAGAAGATAACTTATAAAGTTCTCTCTCTGCCTTGTTAGCCTCAGTTGCAACGCTGTTAGGAAATATGTTGAATCCAGCACCTTCCTTAGACACCTCTCCGAGTATGCGGCCTATTTTGTATAACCCGTCCTGGACAGACTCCAACTGCTGGAGTTTTTTGGGACTAAAGAAATCTTCGCTTGAAAATACACCAATGTTACGATGTAATTCTTTAACGAAGTTGTTTAGCTTTTCAAAACTACGACCTCCCTTATCTCCAAGACCTTTTGTCGCTTCGGATATTGCTTCCAAAGCATTCTGTGCCTGCTTACCAGTAGCATCAATCTTGTTTAATTCTTTGGTAATCTTTTTGGTTTCCTCTTCAATTCTCGATTTAAGAGTGAGCGAGAAACTGAGGTCTCCCATATTTCCACCTGCCATATCCTGAATATTTTTAAATTAGAGTTTATTGTTTAAGTAATCTGCAAGACTTATCTTCTTGCCAACGAGGCTTCCCTCATTCTTCTTTTTCTCCACCCACCTGTCGTAGAGGTCATCCATCTCCTTCTTGGTGTGCTTCTTCGGACCACCTTCCTTCTTGGTCTTAGGATAGACGACAAGAGGCTGGTCTGCAACCATGAGGTCAATCTGTGCCGATGAATAGCCCCACCAGTAGTCGTAGGCTGCGATGAAGTACTTGCGCTGAAAGAGGAAACCGAACTTCTCTGCTAGTGAGAAGGCTGCTCCCCAGCTTGTTCTGCTTGGATAGCTTTTGCTTCGCTCCTCGTCATCGTCATCATCACGTCCGTCATCCCGGTCGCTAATATGGTAGCCAGTGAGAATGCGTTCGATGGAATTTTTTTTTTAGAAACATCGAGAACTCTCAGAACCTCGGCCACGTCCACATCATTGATGTAGTAGAGCCAGCGCCAGTAGATCCAATACAGGAATCGAATCTTCCAGATGTTGTTGAGGAGAATGCAGACACAAATCTTGACGTTGCGCTTCCATTCGTTCTTCTCCTTTGCCCTGATGTGGGAACACCTGCTCATGGTTCCCTTGCGAAGCCAGCCGATCTTGTGCTTCTTTCCACGGAACACGAACTCGGTAGGCTCGTCGTGCAGTACGCTGTCAAGCAACTCCTGCAAGTCCACTGAAGGCTGCTCTATTTTCTTTTCTTCTGCCATGATTGTATGCTATTAAATGAAGAAGGGCGGCACGGCTGTTGATTAGCCTGCCGCCCAACGGTTTGTTATCCTGAATCTAATTACCTAAAGAAGCCTTTACTTGATTAACCGCCAATGCCTGGTTCACCAGCAGCTGGAGCCTTAGTAAGCCAAGCGATGCTGCGCTTACCTGCACCCTCGATAGAACCTGAGAACTTAAACGCAACTGGCTCAGTACCGGAGTTGTCCCACTGCAATGTAGCGTAGAGAGCGATGTTGGTAATAACCATGAGGTTCTTCTTCTCGTCGTCAACAATAACGATAGTACCCTTGATCTTGAACTTCTTAGGCTCAACAGCGATACCTGTAAAGCCGGTAGTAGCGTCGAGGGTAGCGTCACCTGTACCCTTCAGAGTAACCTTGGTCAGCTCTGTGATAGCATCCTCGCCGAACATAATTGTCAGCAAGTCCTTTGTCTTTGAAGGAACAACGAACTCTACATTGAAGTCGCCGAGCTCAGCTGTGGTTGCCCAGTCGCCTGCAAGACCGATAACCTTGTAGTGGTTGATGGTTGGGTCATCCATAGTCGCCTTCAGCGAGTCAACGGCAACCGGAAGCTCAACCTCTGGGGTGATGTCAACTGTAGCCTTGCTCAAATCGGTAATAGCCTTTGAGTAGAGCAGAGTTTTAGGACCATTGAAAATGTCCTTCATCTTGTCAATAGTTGTCATAGCCATAATCTAAAATATTTTAAATTGTTATACCTGAATACTTATTTCGTACGTAACCTTCCCTGTATGATCGTCACGGAAAAACCGGCGCCATCGTCTGTTTGTAGTGTTATACGAGGATTTGAAACAATGAGATTTTTTGTAGAGATTGGAAATCTGTCCATAATCTCCTGGATTTTCTCGTCAACGCTAGAAACATCAAATGTGTTTGGATTTCTTGCAGAAGCTTTATCGCGCACATACAATTCGATTTGAGCTGTAGTGGTGAAATCGTTGTAAACTCCACTTGAGTTCATCTCATTGTTATAGATACTAGATGGGAAGTATACCACGATATAGCTGTTGATTTTCGTATCAACTGCCTTTGGCCGGCTCCGGGAGTAGAGCTTGTCGCAAATTCCCTTCATTGCATTACCGACATCGAAATATAGAGTCTTAATACTAACCATATCTTACATCGTTCTAAAGTATCTAACCAAATATTCTCTAAGAGAGGTAATCACGTCGTGACCTCTCTTAACCTCGACAAACTTAGCGTAATCCACACCGGCAACAAGGAGCATCTGCCATGTGGCATCGTACTTTCCTTTGTTGTGCTCCCTGGAAACAAGTTCATCCCACGCCGCGTTTGGACCATATTCACCACCTTCTCCGTATTCACCCTTGTAAGGTCTCCTTCCGCTGTCCTTGAAGGAGAACGAACTGCGATAATACTTATCGAGGTTGTATCTCTCTCCAGCAGCAAGGGTTACTCGGGTTGGCTCTGGGCCAGGTGCGTAATGAATCGACTGCAATGAGCCGTTGTAATATGTACCGATGGCTGTTGACTTGTACAAGTTACCGGTTACGTCATCATAGTTTCGAGACTTGTCAGCAGCCTTCATTGTCATTTCAGCCGCATGGTCCATCTTCTGCTGCATCTTTGCTACAGCCATCTGACGGATTTTCTTCTCGACCTGTAAAAACTGACCTGATAAACTTGTCATAATCTAAACCCTTGTCAAATTCCAATATACAACAGTCCTGTTATTATCCGGTTCGCAGTCCTTAACCATACCTACCTCGGTGTTGTTGCCGACAGTGGAGTAGATGATGTCGCCGTCAAGAGGACATCTTTCAGCATCCCATTCGTCATATCTGACAGGAATCGATGCCTTCCTCTTGTTCTGGTCGACGTTCTTGTCTCCCTCTGTAGTGGTATCGGTGTAGCTGCGGCCTTCGCCATAGTAGAGAATGATTTCCTTGTCCTCACCAACTGGAGCATCATCATCGGCAAACGGGTCATCAGGGTCGGCTTTTCCGACGACCTTCCTCACGATCTTGATGATGTGAGGGTATCTTGGGTTTCTGATGTTTTCCTTTTCCATACGCCTTATTTGATGATGTGAGGGAGAGGTTCTCCCCAAGGAGAATAATTCGCCCTCTTTACTCCGTGGGAGGTCACCCGGAAGGTGGACTTCTTCTTGAGCATCGAATCAGGCTCCAGCTCCGCATAGATAGCGTTAGCCTCTGCCTTCATCTCGCTCCTGTCGTTGTCCGACATATCATAGCCACCTCCCGAATGAGTCCATCCGTTATCGGAATCGGAGGTATTGTTCACCTTGCTCGGACCAAGAACAAACCATTTCAGCATGTCGGCATAGGCAAGTCTCACCTTGTCCTTGTCGCAGGCTTCGAGGTCGATGCCGTTTTCAAGCTCCCTGTCGTGCATGATGCCCAACAGAGCCTTTATCGGCATCTCGAACTTCACCTTATTAATAAGGTAGTCGTTCACAGTGTAAATGTTCATCTCCGAATCCATAGTCATACAATCTAGTTACGTTAAAGAATTAACCCTTCTGGGTGATGTCGATAATCCAACGGTAAGGAGCATCGAGCATAGCAGGAACAGAAGCGAGGAACAAGTCTGTCTTGAACTCCTGGAACATACCGTTTGCGGTAACCATGTTACGGAGCAGACCGAGACCGTTGTTTGTCTGTGCCCAAGCTACATCCACGAGCTTATTGCCGAGAGTATCGAAGATTCGCTTGTCGAGAATCTCCTTGCGCATAAAACGCAATGGCTTACCAGCAGGGCGAAGAACGACTGTTCCGTCTGCCCAACCACGAATCTCGGTAACTGTTCCGTCGAAGCGCTTGTTGTGCTCAACCTCATCGACAATCTCGATAGGAGAAAGGCCATTGAGGTCAACAACAGACTTCAGGAACATTGCGTTGTTCGGACCGTAGTTCTGCAATACTGCCACAAAGTTAGCGTTCGCCCAGCTCTTGTACAGCTCGGCAATCTGCTTGTTCTTCAAGAATACGTTGTTGTAGTCGTTCTTGGTCATCTGCCATACGAGAGGTACATTGCGGTACTCAATATGACTGTTGCGCCAATCCTCCTCAAACTTACGCATCTGTTCGAGCAAGTCGCAGTCCGCGTCGTTCCAAGCAAGCTTACCTGCCTTCTTGAAGTTCTCAACTGGAACCTTTGCGTCATACAGAGGCTCCTGGATACCGCGACCGATCTTGTCGTAGTCGATAACACCCTTAGAACTCAACTGTGCTGACATGTAGGTCATGGTCATGTCAAGAGAGTCATACAATACCTGAACCTTGTCGAGATAAGCATCAACCAGGTCTGCATCGTTGCCGAACTCATCCTGGAGAAGCTTCATCTTGTGATAACGCTCTGTCGCAGTCTCACGGAAGCCGTCAGCAGCGAAGTCTGGGATTGAAGCGGTATACCACTCAATACCCTCGTGGTCGTTCTGATAGCCCTCGCCGAGAGGAGCACGGAGGTTCATCAAGGTTGCAGGGTTCAAAGTGCGAAGACGAACCTTGAAGGTTGCGTCGCCATTATTAGATGTAGGGGTGAGGTTTGGATCAATGTCACCCTGTGTCAGATACCAGCCGTTGTTACAGCGCAATACGCCGTCACGATTGACGAACTTCTGAAGGTAAGTATTGTTACCCTTACCAGTGAAGAACTTCGCAAGCTGCTCGACACCAATATCAATTTTTGCCATAATCCTGAATCAATCTTTTTACGTTAGACAATAGGTTAAATGTGCCAGAACTCTGGGTAGAGTGACTTGTTCATCGCCTTGACAGCAGGAGGAACAGGACCCATACGGTCAAGCCACATAACGCAGTCTGGATTCAACATACAGAAGTTGTTGTTGTTGCGAGGCTGATGATACTTGTCTCCGCCGGCATTGAAATAAGGAAAATCGTTGTCGCTCGGAGCGAAGCAGTTAGGGTTAGTCACCATCGGCAATACCGAAGCACCTGCGCCAGCAGCCTCAACCAGTACGTCACCGACCTTCAATGCGCCGAGAGCAGCAGATAGTGTAAGTTTCCAAACATCACCTGCTGTGGCATCGGTTGTCGCCTCAACAGCAGAAACAGTCACACCCTTTGCCTTAGTCTTGAAGTCCTTCTGGCCGATCATGATGTTGTCGCCTGGGAATGGAATGTGAACGAATCCGTTGCGAACGATGTAGATTTCTGTATCGGTCTCAGCGGTTGTAGCCTTTGCTACACCGTAAGCCTTCAGAATCTTGAATGTTGCACCAGGACCCTCGTTGCCAGCTGTAAAACCAAGGTCGTGCTCAATCAAGTCACCGGCATAAATCTTAGCCTGACCCTTGAACGGATTGACGAGCTTACCACCAATAGGTGGGTGAACGAAGGCATTCTTAATGAGCGCCTCAAGACCGGCAAACACATATCGGGTTCCGCCGACCTTACCTTCTGTCTGAATGATGGTCGCACCGTGGTTCAGCATGCCACGAGTACCCATCTGTTCCATGTAGGAAATAGAAGTGTTGTCCATAATCTTTTTACCTTTTTAAAATTGTTATCCTGAAATTACTTCTTGTCTCCACCGCCGAATCTCTTCTTTCGACGCTCGGCCACTTCTTCCATAAACTTGTCATCATCTGTGGACGTGCCTCCGCTAGACGTGCGACTGCCTTTTGCAGGAATACCGTTTTCACCGGTAGCCTCCTTGTACTCTGCGGTGTAGATTTTCTCAGCCTTAGAAACCAGGTCGTCGATGTCGACATCTTCGTCCGGAATCTCCAGCTTTGCGATTGCAGCATTGAGGAAGTAGTTCTTCATTTCAAGGTTTGCCTTGTCGAACTTATCCTTCAAACCTGCCTTTACAGACTCGATGGTTGCCTTCCTTGCAGCCTTCTTGTCTCTTTCTGCGTTAGCTTCCTTGAGGGCTTTGATTTCTTTGAGAAGCTCGTTGTATTTGTCGTCAGGATCGCCATTCTTGGCGGCCTCCTTACGCTTGCGCTCCTCTTCCTCTTCCTTCTTCTTGCGTTCAGCCTCCTCCTTGCTCTTCTTTACCTCGTCAGAGATATTCTTGTGCAAGTTGCCGTTGATACGCTTCAGACGGTTTGCTAACTTGGTAACTAACTTGGTAACCAACTTGGAATTTGCTTCCTCGTCATCACCGAAATCTTCCAAAACATCATCAAGTTCCTCATCGATGGTCTTTTGGCTAAGTTCTTTGAACTTGGTGGTATCAACCTCCTTGTTCACTAATGCTAAGAGTTCCTCTCTTGTCATGTTGTTTTTTTGATTAAAATGTTATCCCGAAAGTGGTCCCTCCACCTCGAAAACGTATAAATATACCTTTTATTTTGCAAATATATGAATAAATATGCAATTATCCAAGAAAAATTGTATATTTTTGCAGTATTAAATGTATATTTATGCAAAAGGAAGTATTTTCAGGATTAAAATTGGATAACGGAGAGCCTATTTATACTCAAGAGTATATCCAATCATTAAGAGACGCCGATAAGAAGCATCCCGACAAGCTGAAGATCATAGCTCAGCGTGGCGGTCAGGAGCGCATGCTGTCTATTGATGCTGATATTAAGATAGTTGGCGGCTCGCGAGGTGGACCTCTGGACGAAGACACGAGAGTGTTAACTACTAGAGGATTTATTAAAATCAAGCATCTTAAATATGGCGACACCGTAATAGGACATGACGGTAAGGGACATAGAGTATTAGATCGAATCGATTATCCTGATAGAGATTGCTACGAAATTGAACTATCTGACGGATCGAGTGTAGTATGCTCGGATGACCATATCTGGAATGTATCTATCGATGGCGACAGGAGATTTATACCACATCTTGCCTGTGAGATAGCTAGTTACATCAACGAAGGCTACGACATCACTATTCCCTGCGTAAAACCTGTAGAGCTTGATGAAAAGTTCGGCCTAGCCTCTGTCGCTGAGAGAACTGAGTCTTTAAGACGTATCATCGAAACATCGGGTAGATTTTCCGGAAAATACTGGAAGAAGACTTTCAAGACAAGAAAGAAAGCATTCGATTTCAAGTATCTGGTTGATAGTCTCGGTTCTGTTTGCTACGTAAAAAGGAAGTCAAACAAGAAATGGGAGGTTCGATTCGATTACAGAAAGAAAGAATTAGAGAGGAGGATTGTCAGCTGTAAACCGGTCGGCAAGCGAAACTGCTGTTGCATCGCCGTTGAGAATCCGGACTCACTATTCGTTGTCGAGGACTTTATCGTCACTCACAACTCCAAGTCCTTCTCTTCCCTTATGGAAGTTCTGAAGGATATCAAAAATCCAGATTTTCATGCAACAATTCTTCGTAACGAAAAAGACGACTTGCAGTCCTTGGTGACAGACTCTTACAAATTGTTCTCCCAATTTGGAACTTACAATAAGTCACAGAACGATATGACCTGGAACTTCGACAACGGAGGATGGCTCAAATTCTCGTACTACGCAGGAGCCTATCAGGATTTCAAGACACGATTCCAGGGGCGCCAGTATGCCTATGTCTGCATCGATGAGGGTACTCAGTGTCCATACAAGAAGTTCAAGTACCTATTGACCAACAACCGAAACGCAGCTCACATACGAAACCGATTCTGGATTACCTGTAACCCTGACCCGGAATCATGGGTGCGAAAGTTCATCGACTGGTGGGTTGACGAGAATGGATACATAATACCGGAGCGAGATGGAGTTATCCGCTACTGCTTCATGGATGGTGATACACCGGACTCTATCTACTGGGGTAACACAAGAGAAGAGGTATACGAACAGTGCAAGGGCATCATCGATAGCCTCTGGAAGGACAGCTACGAGGAACTTGGATACACGAAGCTCGAAATGTTCATCAAGTCGGCAACATTCGTTCGCGCTGACGTATCAGAGAACATTAAGCTTATCTCTACCGATGCCTCATATCTCGCCAACCTTGCCCAACAGGACGAGGAACAGCGCATGCGAGACCTGGAAGCTAACTGGAACTGGAAAGCTGCCGGTGATGACATGATCAAGATGGAAGACCTTGATGAAATCTACGACAATGCAGAACAGATAGGAGATGGAAAACGCAGAGCTTCTGCCGATATCGCATTCACCGGAGGCGATAACTTCGTAATGTGGCTTTGGGAAGGATGGCATTGTAAAGACTTGGTTGTTCTGAGGCTGGACCCTAAGACACTCGTTTCGGTAGTTGAGGCCAAGCTGAGAGAGTGGGGTGTCGAGGAATGTAACTTCACTTACGATATGCAGGGTATCGGTCAGTACTTTAAGGGATTCTTCAAGGATGCCGTCCCATTCAACAACCAGGCAGCACCTATCGCTAGGAATCATCAGGAAGAAGAAGGAATCAAATACCTATATAAGGATTTGAAGTCTCAGTGCGCATGGTTATTCTATAAGATGATAAAAGAGAAGCAGATTTCCATCGACTCGGCCCTGCTTGAAAGAAAGTATTCAGGAAACGGATTTGACAAGGTTCCTCTCAGACAGATTCTTCAGAAGGAGCGTAAGATGCTCAGACGTGACGAGAATAGCGATGATAGGGGATTCAAGCTATTACCTAAGAAGATTGCCAAGAAATATGTCGGGCACTCGCCTGACTTCTTTGAATCTTGGTTCTACGTAATGATATTCAGTTTAACAAAAAAGAAAAATAAAAAGGTAAAAGGATTATGGATGCTATCAAGGTAACAAATTTCAGAAAGATTCTCGTAAAGAAGCCTTTCTTTGAACTCACGCCAAAGGGGTACATGACCCACGATGGCTATTGCAGGAACGAGGTGTCCGATAATGAAGACCCTCAGATGCCGCAAGATACATTGTACAGAGTGATTAAGACTCAGAAGGACTTCCTTCGTGAGTTCTATCCTACGTCCCACAAAATCTTCGACAAGGATCTCTACCCTGACATCTGGAGAAAGAACCCGGAAGACGGGAAATGGTATGTCCAGGAGATTCAAAGAACGGCATTTGCTTTCCAGCAAGTTATTCATACGAAGCACGTTCTCCACATGACAGGTAACGATATTCAGTTTGAGCTTGCCGGTGATCCTGAGATGAAGAAACAGGAAGAGTATATTAATCTTCTTGCCAAGTTTAAGAAGGGATGGTATATGCACGATATGGAGATTCGCCACTATGAGGCTGTAAGTTCGTACATGAAGGTTGCTGAGGCTGCTGTAGTCGGATTCTTCGATAAAAACAAGAAATTCGGTACTCGCACATTGGCTTTCGATAGAGGAGACACATTGTATCCTCAGTTCGACCCTCTTACTGGTGAACTCGTTGTGTTTGCTCGCAAGTATTACGACTTCGATGAGGAAGGCAATGAAAAGATTGAATGGGTAGAGGTGTGGGATGACAAGACATTCTACCGCTTCAAGAAGCAAGTTAACGAAGGCAAGGTCAAGGAGACTATCAAGAGAATTGCCAAGATATTCGGAATCGACGACTACACTTGCGTTGAAGAGAAAGCTCACGGCTTCCCATTTATCCCTGTTGCATACGTAAGAAACGATGACGGCCCATGCTGGTCTGTTGTGCAGAAGAACATCGAGGACTACGAGGAAGCTTTCTCTTATCTCTGCGAGAACAACAAGGCTTACGCCTTCCCTATAATGAAGTTGAAGGGCGATGGTGACGACATTACCGTTGTTGGAGATACAGACGGATCGGCTAAGATGATTCAGATTACCGATACGAATGGTGATGCTGACTTCATTAACGGAACAGACGCTTCCGATGCATTTGCGACACAGCTCAACAAGTCGTATGACCTCATCTATGAGCTTTCGTTCACAGTAAAGCCACCGGAGCTGAAGTCGGGTGACCTTCCGGGCGTTGCCATCAAGCTGCTCTATTCTCCTGCTATCGAGGTTGCTGAGAACGATGCCAAGAAGATGCATCCGTTCCTGGATCAACTTGTTCGTATCTCAAAGTATGGTATCGGAGTTGAAGAAAACTGCATGGCCACTATGACCGGTCTTCCTATTCACGCTTGGGTGGAAATCTATGTGCATCAGAATAAATCTGAAATAATAACAAACTTAGCGACAGCTGTTCAGAACAACTTCCTCTCAAAGCAGACTGCATCTGAGCGTTGTCCAGACTTCCCAGTTAACGATGAATACGACCGTATCATGCGCGAGAAGAAGAAAGAGGATCAGCAGGACCTCCTCATGGATATTCAGCGTGCGGATAACGAAACTCAAAATACAATCGAGGAGCAGAAAGCTACTGCGAATATTCAGAATGGAGGTAGTGGAAACGTACGTACGGGTCGCGGAGCTGGACGCCCAAATAAGTCAGGAACCAAATGGGACGAGAATCGGAACGCCCCGAATGAGAACAACTGGCAACACTACAACCAAACCCATTAATAGCCTATGGATGAATTAAAACGTTCTGTCGATTACAGCAGGAAGCGCTTGCAGGCAATCCGAAACTGCGAGGACCATGTTGCAGATATTCTCTGGAAATCGACACAGAAAATAATTGCCGCAAGTAAGCGATACAGAGGTGCGGGCAGGCTCACAAACGAGTCAGCCCTGCTCTCTTACGCCAAGAACGTTACTGCTGATGCAGAGGAGAGTATCAACAGTTACATCTCTGCTTACTCCAAGGTTTCATGCAAGATTCTCGGGATTGACAACGAGAACATAGAATCGTTTCTCGTCAGCGACATCTACGGAAAGACGACATCCGAAAGAAACGCCGTCTATCTCGGAAACTTTGCTGAAGATATTGTAAGGATGATCAAGGCAGGAACCTTGATGGGATATTCAGACCAGCAGCTCCTGTCTTCCATCCGCACAGGCTATAAAGACCCATATCACACATCAGTCATCACCAAGGCGAAGAGAAAGGACATTAACATCGATGTTCCTTCTTACGGAAAGGGCTACTACAAGAACGCCTATCAGAATATCGTAAGAAATGCTTCTCAAGTGATTGCTTTGGCGTGGGGACAGGCAGAGCAGGAGTATGGACAGGAGAATGGAGCTGTCGGGTACTTCGTTCACAGAGGGTCGTCGTTTCCTTGCCCTGTTTGCGATGATTTGTGTGGATATGTACATTCGCTTGACACGATGGTTATCCCCGCACATCCAAACTGTGTTTGCCGTGCCGAGTTTGTTTATAAAAAATAAGTAGTATGATAAATTCTGAATTAAATTTTACTTTAGAAGAGATTCTTCCGAAGTTCCAGAAAGACTTCCAGGAGAAGATAAAGCACTCTGTAGAGCTGCTAAGAAAGGCTGAAAAGCTTGCACTGGCATACTCGCCTAGCGAAGGCTTCTATCTATCGTTCAGTTCAGGCAAGGATAGTCAGTGTCTTTATCACATTGCCAAGATTGCAGGTGTGAAGTTCAAGGCCCACATGGGTCTTACGTCTGTTGACCCTCCCGAGATAATCAAGTTTGGCCGTGAGCAGTATCCGGACGTAGATATGATAAAGCCGAAAATCAGCATCTACAACCAGGCCCGTAAGGAAGGTATGCTCCCGACAAGACTGATACGATGGTGCTGCCGAGTCTATAAAGAGGGCATCGGTGCAGGCAATGTTGTTCTCATCGGAATCCGTCACGCAGAAAGCAGACAGCGTTCGGGTAGGAGTGAGGTCGAGATTACCAACCATAAGTACAGCGGCTCCCTTGAAGGTCTTGACGAGTTCCGTGATAAGAGGAACAGTCAGAAGCGTGGCCGTCCAACCCGGTGGGGCATTCACGAGATTAACATCACCAATGCCAGTGACGAACGTACCATCGGCTGTATCCGAGGCTACGAATCGCTTCTCATCTCTCCAATCATAGAGTGGACAGATGATGATGTATGGCTATTCTTGAATACACTCGGTATTAAGCATTGCAAGCTGTACGACGAGGGCTACTATAGGATTGGCTGCCTGTGCTGCCCTATGCACAACTATAAGCAGAAACTCGCCGACTGCAAACGCTATCCGCATATCTATAATAGTTGGATTAAGGCCATCAAGGATATCCAGGCTAGCGGAAGGATGATAGACGAAGGATTGTCGCCGGAAGAGGTGTTCGACTATTGGATATACGGCAAGTCTATCAATGTATGGAGAGAACACCGCAGGCAGCAAATGTTGAACTTTTAAATATCAAGATTATGATTGAAGAAACAAAAGGATACACGTTATCCGTCGATACATACAAGAAGGCGAAGGCTCTTAAGATGAAAGACCCTCGCTATTACATCTATGCTAGCCTCCGTGGCTCAGGTATGCCAATGAGGGATTGTTGGTCCATTGCATTCCAGGGCGAGGGACTCAACTGGGAGAAATCCTTCCTCGAAAACGAGATGAACTTGCTCGAAGCCCAGGAGTCCGTTCGGAATAGAATCGCAGAGGTGCAGGGCAAGAAATTGAAGAATGATAATAGTGAAGAACTTACTGCTGAAGAATTGGCTAAGGCTACTTCAAAAGAGCAAATTCTCAAAGACCTGGTGCTGGCTCAGAGAAAAGCCAAGTATGGATCACCTGAGTGGCTCAAGATAGTTGCGTCCATTGCAGACTATAACAAGATTAAGCAGGATGAGATTGATACTGAAAATAATGTGGTCCATTATTACATCCCTCTGTCTATGCCTCGATGCTGTGAGGACTGCATTATCTTCAAAAATGGTCAGGCGACCTTTCAAAAGAAGAAGAAATAGTTAAATTCGTGTTAAAGTAACTTTGTTTTACTAGAAATTCAGCAAAACCAAGTACCTTTGCAAATAATTAATGTTCACAGATTCTTTCTGCTGAGCATAATTCAAATTATTTTGGTTAACTAAGAGGGGCAGTGTCTTCACAGATACTGCCCCTCGCTTTTTAAAACAAATATATAAGTAGAAGAAAACTTTGAAGTCAATTAAGGATACTTCTCTCCGGTAACCAACTCAAGTATACCCTTAAGCCTATCATTAAGAAGGTCGTCATTGAATACAGGAAGAACACCGTATGGAGGCAGTTTCTTAGTCTCTGCGGCCTCCAAAATGAACTGGAGCGCCTGTACTAAGGAAGTGTGGTCTTGAACGACCTCAAGCAATTTATCGCTCATCCTTGCCTCCTTCCTTTTTAATCTGTTCTGCCATCTCAAGAAGAGTCTCGGCGTGCTTATCGCGGTCGATGACTTCCTGTACGGCCTCATCGCTCTCCTTGCGAAGCTGCTCTTCAGTCTTACCATCGTCGGCAGCAGCGTTTCTTCTTGCAGCCTCACGAGCAATGTATTCGTCACGGAGTTTCAACTTACCTGCCGTGTATTCTGCATCGCCAGGCAACGATGTATCCGCATACATAAGCTGGGCAAATGCCTCGATGATGTTTCCATTATCCTTGGAGAACTCATAATGGTCTCCTACAGCCATAGGAACACATTCATCGAGCGCAGCGTACATTGATGTACCGATAGAGTATTCAATACCCCATGTACCGGCAATGTCAGCAATCTTGATGAAAGGCAGCGAGCCTCTCTGTAAATGCTTCTTGATATCAGCAGGGATATCCTCTCTGAGTGAAGCAACTTCTTTCTTAGACAAGCTCTTACTGAACTTCAGCACGGTGAAGTGTCTTGTCTTGATAGTCTTTCCAAATGGTAATGCCATGATAACAATATTTTAAAGTTCAACTTTTATTTCCTTATACTCGAAATCTGTGCAAGATGGATTCTCCTCAGAAGTAAACCTAATCTCATTAGGGTGGTTACAAGCTCCATTCTTGAAGAAGAAGTAATCCTTGCAAGTGTAATCAGTCTGTTCCATGTTCCTTACGTTTTTGATATTCCATCAATGTCAAGATACAATAGTTAGCGCAGTCAAGAAGAGCATCTTCCAATGGTTCATTAGCAACTTGCGCCTCATTGTCCTTCAGCGTCTTGATGCGATTCACCTTCTCTCGTATCTTTCCGTAGCCGTAGTTGATACCAAGCTCATCATACATTTCGGAAAAAGCATTCCCATAATCGTGATTCTTGCGCTTGTAGGTATCGCTCATCTTGTCGGTGATATCCTTGAAGCGGTCAGCATCGGTATTTTTGCTTTGTTCTCCCATACCAATACTATTAAACGGCAACTCGCTCCGATTAAGATTATCAACGCCGATAGAATCTTTCCATTCATCCATCAGATTTTTTGCATATTCAGGATAGATACCATTCTTCTGCAAAATATCTAAATCTACGCATACATTAGTAATGTCGCGAACGCCACAATAAACACAGCCATTTTTAACAGACTTTACATAAAAAACATCTGTAGGTTCAATCAGTGACATGCAGCATCCTTTCCTTGTATTGACATAATAGCGAAATCCTCCTCTGGTGCGTTCTATACTCTCGCATGGAAGTAAAAACTTCAATCCAACCTTAATATCTTCTTTCTTAATCATAAGCTATTCCTCCTTATCTTTTAATTCTACGAAATCTCCAATACCCAAACGAGCCTTGTTGATGCAAGACGCAATCCAACCAATCAAGTAGGCAGAAGGTTCGCCGCCGTGTTCCATACCAATATCATCCTCGATGTTATCGCAAGCATGAGAAGCTTCATGGCAACAAACCCCCATCTTCATAGAATCCTTGCTTGCAAAATTAATAAATGAACAAAGCTTCTTATCCGCCTTTTCTCTAACGATATCGTAGGTTATTGCGTCATAATTAGAAAAATCAACTTTCAAAACCTCGCCATTTCTACCTTCAAAACACTTATTAGCGTCTTCTTGGTTCATGCCAATAGCGACACATAACATTCTTGGATAGATAACAGGGTCGTATTCGTAATATCCTTTTTTCTTCATATTCTCAACTATTTCTGTTTTGACACAATCTCGATAGCAGACAATAATGTCTTCTCGCTGATACCTTTTCCACTACCAACACCATCTTTCTCTATCTTCTCAATAGAACTCTTTATAGAGCATACTGCATCATCTATGCTATCTGCACTACTCTTTGCATTCTCGATTGATGATTGTAACTCGTCGAAACGCTTGTCTATATAATTCTTCAATCTTTCTTCGTGCTCTATAACGTTTATAGAGTTTGCGATTTTTGCATGCGTCCAGTTTTCTTCTACACATGCATAATAATCGCCTTTTGTGTCATCATGAATCTTGGAAGACACAACTCTTAGACACACGAAATCGTCTCCATCCATTACAGCATACACACCCTCTCCTGATGGGTATAGTTCGGCTTTCGCCTTATTATCCCTACTTTCTCCTTGTATGTATGCGACCTTTCCTAAAACGTTAACTCTAATTTCCATATCTCAACTATTTATTATGTAACCTACCAATATGCCACTTTGAGCAAACCTTACATAAGTAAGGATGCCAGCCGAGTGCCTTCAACCTCGGAATCTGATTCAGAAACTCCCAAGCATCATCCTCAGTCTCGTATGCGACCTTCGCCTTCCATGAATGAACCTTTCTAGTCCAATGCTCCGGGTCTGGCTTGAACGGCGGCACTTTGTTCGGATTGTGATGTCTTCTCATAGGCACTTGAATGAAACACTGTTCAACGTTCTGTTCACCGCAATCTCCCTCTCGTTACACATGGTCCTCATGCACTCCATGGCATCATCGCGGACAGCAATCATAATCTCCTGCATCGAAGCGGTGGCCGGAACAATATTCCCATCAGCCTTCTTCTTCGTGATACGGGATATAATCTCCTTGATATATTCCTTGTCTATCATAGAAATCTGTTTTATAACCGTTAATCATCAGGCTGAATGAAGCTCTCAGGCTGCTTGATGTCCTCCTCACCACGCAATTTATTCTTCACGTCATTGATGAGTAGCTCCTGCTTCAGGTCAATCATCTGCGCGCCGTACACCTGATACGTCATTCCGCCCTGTGACCTCTTCTTGAAGAAGCCGTACTTGTCGCTCATATCACGCCCGAACTTCTGAATCGTAGGGATATCCTTCTCCTCGACATCGTTGGCCTTGCAGAACTCGACGAATCTCTCGTACATCTCCTTGGCAAGCATGCACTCCGAAATCTCACCCCTCGCTTCTTGGCTACACCTCATATCATACGCCCTTATCCAGGCATAGATAGGATTGCTTCCAAGAAGGGAGATAAGCAGCTGCCTCCTGCTTCCCTCAGCTGCCGGGAACCTGTACTTCCTGCTCCTCAGCTCCATCGCGCCGCGGAATATCCAGTTAAATACTCCGCTCAGCTCTTCACGGATGATCTTGCTCGCCAGCTCCGGGTCCTGCCTCTCCTTTGGAATGGTCACGTCGAAGCTCACGTACTGCAAACGTCTGATGAATCCGAGCGACGCATCGTCTGGGAACGGAAGCTCATTGAGGTTGAAGATGAGGTAGGGGATTGAGTTTCCCTCCAGGATATCCCTGCCGAGCTTTCTCATCGGGACGGGCTCACCGCTCACGAGTCTCTTGAACATACCGGTGTTCTTCCTTCCGAACTTCTTCGGGTCGGAATCGGAAGACCAGTTGAAGATGGCGTTCCTGATAGGATACCTTCCCCTCATTCCCTCGTCGCCGTCGGCAGTGAGGTCAGCGTAGTCCATCTTGCTTATCCTGTCCTTGCCGAATATGTTGCAGGCAACGTCGAAGATGACGCTCTTTCCGTTGGCTCCCGTACCTATAAGGAGAAGGCAGAGTTCAATCTTCGATGACTCCTTCCCCTCGTACGGATTGTATGCAGTACCTCTCTGTATGAGACCGAGACCGAGGAACATCTGGAGGATCATCCTCGACGTCCTGTCTGGGAGGACCTCCTTGATGAAGTTCATCCACCTGTCGCACTTCGCCTTCGGATTGTAGTCGTATGGGTGGTAGTATGTGACATGGTACTCGGGAGAGAACGGCATCACGTTCGGATACTTCAGACCGCTGCCGAAGTCAACAACTCCGTTTGCGAATGCAACGATGTCGAAGGTAGGTCTCAGTATGTTGTAGCACTCTATCACCTCCATGAATGACTTGTTCATCACCGTACTGATGCCGAGCATCGGAGCCATGGCCAGGTCGAGGAGCAGAAGCTGGTAAGCCTGTTCCAAAACTATCTTCGGAACAGCTTCGTATATCTTGCCGTTGAACATGTAGTAAGCACCGTTGTAGTACTTCACCGGAGCCTTCTTCGCCAGACGTCTCATTGACCTGATGAAAGTAGACTTCAGCTTGTTGTACTTATCAGAGTTTGCCTTACCCCAGTCCTGGCAACGGAGCGCTTCGAAGCCGTACTCGTCATGCCTCAAAAGGTCTAGCAACTGAGCGTGCAATGTGTCTATAGCAATACCATTTTCCATTTATGTACAATAATAATATTAATTTTCCGTTATTGTGTAGGATAAACCCCGATAAATAGGGGCTTTCTGAAGGATAACACGTGTCAGGTCGTCCTTATAACATGTCGTCTATAAAATATCGACAATACAAAAATACAGATAATATCCTGAATATCCGGTAAAACCCTAGTAAATAAAGGGTATAAATATACATTTTAGGTATACATTAAATGAAGGATAGGTATACATTTATGGTTTGGTCTGCAAAGTAAGAGTTTATGCTATCAAATGTTAATAAATAACGGATGAATGAATATGCATAATTATCCTTTATGGTAGGAAGTAATTAAACTTTACAAAAAGGCTGAAAAATCGGAAGAAAAAATTTTTAGATGAGGTGACTACCGCGCTGGTTTATAGCTGCAAAGGGGGTGTGGGGGTGTTTCTTCTGAAATTATTACATTTTGTGTCGGTTTATATAGTATAAACCATCGTGAAACAATATTTTTGTAATTATTCTAAATTGTCGGTTTATATTTATAAAAAATTTATGTAACCCCTTAATAACCAACACTTTATAATTTTGTTTATATTCATTTTCTTGCATAAATATACATTATTTCTATTCCGTGAAACATCAAAACTTATTACAATATACTTGTCCAAAATATATTTACGATATTTATTCATGTATAAATATTCGTGTTTAACTTATTAAATACATTTTAACGAAATTGTCAAAAGGTTATTACATAAGTAGTTAAATTCCTTAACACAAACTGCCACTTTGGCGGGTGTAAATACCTGTAAATCAATTAGTTAGCAATTTGTAAAGATTAATGTTTATTAAGTTAAATATTTAACAATTACTGCCACTATACCTTTGTAACTAATTGATTATTAGATAGTTACAAGTCTGTCACGTTGTCGAAAACGTTAAATTATTTAAACCTTAACAACTACTGACAAATGCTGTAATTATTACAAACGGCTAACTACCTATAAATCAAGTACTTACAAAAGGTTAAATGCATAAACACTCAATTTTTTACTGGTTGTTTGGTACGTAGTTTGCTATTAGATAGGTAACTAACATATGTTAGTTATAATATATTAAACAATAAATAGTTATGATTAAAAAGTCTTTTATTCAGTCTATTGCAGACAAAAACGCAAAAGTTAACGCTTTGTGCGAGTATTTGGGAACACTTCGTACTGAGTGCATACGTAATTACCAAACAGAAGAGTGCACAAAAGAATATTCAGAAATGCATGAAATTTACATGCAAGTTTCTGAATTGAGCAAAAAATTAGATACACTCATTAAAGAAAACGTATTGAGCGACGAAACAACAATAAACCAAAATTACGAAAGCGTGCGTAATTTGGTTATTGCAGTAGATAACAAAGGGGGTCACAAGTGGGCCTTTATTGCTTACTTTGACGCAAACGTAACAGACAAAAACGATTTGCCTTTGTTCTATTCTGTAAGCGAGTGCAGCGGTTATGTTACTAAGTTATATAACAACTATCTCGATACGCTTGATAGTGTTCGCAAAGAACGCGGTAAACGTGAACGTTTGGCTGATAAAAAAGCCCGTTTACTTGCAGAACTTGCAGCGCTCGAAGAAAGCGAGAAAGAAAGCGAGTAACACAAAACAGATAGCTAGAGAAAAATCTAGCTATCTAGTTTTCCCACCGACTAACTAGCAGTTAGCCAGTGGGAAATTTTACTCCAGGTTTTTCAACTTGGAGCGGGTCGTCGTGTCCTTATTTTTCCCACACAATTTTGGAAACCTTGTCGTGGTGTGTGGGCTTAACTCAGAGAGAGAATTTATTCTCCCTCAGGGGACTAATTGCCAAAATCCAAGAGAAGTATCTCAGTAAATCGAGAGTGCGAGAGGCACACCGAGATGGGAGAGAGTAACGTGTTACTCAGAGACATCCATCCGAGAGATACGCAAAAATTCCTGGCGTGAGCGTCGAATGAGATGAGACGGCACGACGGCTAGGGGATTTGTATCATCTAGCGAGATGAGAGTTTTAGAAAGAAATCATAATTCATATTCTACCGGTTTGGAATTGTCCGGTCGGGCTGGTTACCCGAGAATCAATTGTGTGTGCAATCACGATTGCAGCGTTCAAGGTACACACTATCCACGCTGACTGAAATCGGTTGCTTGTCATCCGTGCGAGATTTATCTCCTCAGAAATAAACAAGCTGCTGGCAGAAGCATAAAATCTGTAGGGTGTGAGCCACGTAGTTAAGACGATAAAGATAAAACGTGGTGCAAAGATGCACATCCTGGCTAACGGGGCGGGGAGAAATCTCCGCTCTACAATTACAAACCATTTATATTAGAATTATGAAACAGAGAATCAAGGAATTTTGCGATAAGTACATGTGGTTTATCTTGCCTGCTTGCAGCGTTCTAGCTATAATGCTGGGTGTTGTTTTGGAGAAGCATTTTCCACTGAGTGAAATTCTGTATCCTAATCTCCCTACGCTTGTAGGGAACGAATAACCAAAAATATTAGAATTATGAGTACGCTGAGAATTAAATGCCTCGATATGTGCGAGGTTGAGAGTATCATTGCAGATGCTCAGGAGATTTTGAGTCACGTAGAATTCGGGTCGTTAAAGAATGGTGTGCTTACATTATTCTGCGTGGCGTGAGCCTAAAAATCTGTAGCCAGTACGATAATTGTCGTGCGTGGCTACGGAGCAATTACCAATAAAATTAGAATTATGAGAGCAAGAAACATCATTTATTCAAGTACGATAATTGTGCTTGGATTTATTCAGAGTGCGCCGGCATTCATTTGCTTGGCAAGTACGATAATTCTCCTGAATGTGCTTGGAATTTTTTATGGGATTCTGCTTGTGCATATTTGGAGCAGTACGAAAAAGGGCAAGTGGTATTTCCGCGAGCTGTGGCGATCTACACTCCGCTTGGAGAATTTCATCCTTCCTGGAGTTTAAGAGATTTGGAAAGTACGATAATTGTGCTTGGAAACATTTAGCTAAATTCTGCTTGGAGAAATCTAGGCAGTACGATAATATAACCAATTAAGCAAAAGAATTATGGAAAAGAGAATCAGCAAGGGCGTGCTGTCAGCTGCGCTCATATTAGTTACAAGTTTCGTGTGTGGCATTATTGCTATCGCAGGATTTCTGCTTGGAGATTTTCAAGCAGTGTTATATTCTGCGGTTCTTGAAATGTGCGGTCTATTTATAATTGCGATAATGATAGACACAATTCAGTCACAGATAGATGATATCTGTGAAATGTAGCCAAAACTACCGCTTGGAGATATTCGGGCGGTATCTAGTATTAACCAATTAAATTACAGAATTATGAAGAAGAATATTTTCGTGGCATTGTTTGCCGTAGTGTGTATTGCATTAGTAATGGTTTCAGTTACTCTCGTGAATTGTCACAGGGCGAACGTTATGCTGAGGAAAACGGTGTTAGCTCAGGCTAACGAGATTTCAGAGCTGAACGGCTATCACACATCAGAGGGAACTACGATGTTCGTAGGTCTCAGAAAGTAGCCAAATCTGAGAGGAGTTTCCGCTCCTCTCTTCTATTAACCAAAATATTAAGAATATGTACAAGACGATAACAAAGGAATTAAGCAAGTGTGAGTTAATTGATATCATGATGGGCATGGACTGCGAGGAAGATATGTGTACACACACATCTATCCAGAGAGTTCTATGTCCTATACAGGCGTGCGATGAGTTCGGCGGCGATCCTGAGGATTCTCGTCCTCTGCTGCCGGGAACATACCTGGCAGTATATCATGACAAGATGGAGGATGAGCCGTTTCCTATGTTCGCAAAGATTTGCGCCAACATCATTACAGATGAGAACAAATGTCAGATGCTCATGAACGGAGACGGCTGTATTCTGATTTTCCTGCTCAACAAGTACGAGTAGCCAAAAATGTGCTCAGGCATTTTCCTGGGCATACTATGTAGAACCATTAAACAAATTGAATTATGTTAGATAAGAAATCACAGAAGAATTTTGAGCGTGCGCTTATGCATGAGATGGAGAAGATCAAGATTGCTGCACGCCAGTGGCACAATAATAACACCAGAGGCTACAGAGATTATCGTAGCAAGAAAACTATCTCCAAGAGTTTCTCTGAGATTGCGGTATTGTGCATGAGCTAAATGTGCGTGACGATTGTCACGCATACTATTCACCAATATTTAAGAATTATGATAGATGAAGAATACAAGGAGAATGTAGAGTACATACTCTCTACGATTTTGCCTAAGTTGCAGGAGATTCAGAGAGAAGTATTGAAAAATCAATCAAGACTGAGCCTTGATGTTAGCGTTAGCAATAAAAACGGCGAAGGGTATATAAGTTGTTTTGCCTGTGTCATGAATGACATGGGAGAAATAACGGATACTTGTTTCCCACGTTTCATCTGCGTATGCAGCAAAGAGGAGATTGACGAGCGGCTTAACGAACTTAAAGAGTTCATCAAGAAGTACCTAGCTTAAAATTGAGGGAGTTTTATCTCCCTCTCCTATAAACCAAAAATGTAGAATTATGAGCAAATGGGTACAATTCTATCACAAGATTAATAAGTTTGACCTTGTGAACATGAGATTTACGGATGATTTCAGTATCGTGGAAATGGTTGGCATGGATTCTATTATGCCTATTGACGGTAGACTTAATCTGTCATCCATACGTGCTGAGATACAGAAGAAAATAGAGAGCATGAAGAAAATCGAGAGTTTCGACCCTTGTGCATTCTCCATCCTCACCGGTCCTACGATTCTGTGTGCTTCAGAAAGTCCGGTGTACAATCTCTGAGCCAGAACTGGGCAGTACGATAATGTGCTGCCTGCTATTAACCAATAAAATTCAGAATTATGACAGACGGAGACAGAAAGTTCCTTGCCAGGCTCGTCGCGAGTCACAAGGCAGTTATCAGCGAGGAGTGCAGACGCAAGAACCTCGACAAGAGCGAGTATTTCAGACGCGTAGCACGTGCAGACAAGAAGGCTCAGGAGATTGAGCAATCGTGCATGCGACCTCGCAAGTTCTAGCCAAACATTCTGTGCAGATAGGCTGCACAGAAACCATGTTAAACCATCAAAATTAAAGAATTATGGAGAAAATGACACAGAAAGAGTTGAAAAGACTCGTTAGAGTAGGAGCTGCCAAGGATATAACAGACAGCTCAAGTCGTAACGATATCCCTGAAAGATATAGCCAAGTAGGCTACTCTTCTGGAATATACGGATGCAACGGAATGTTGCTTCGTGGCGAGAGCGGTCAGCTGTACGCTGTCTGCGCAAGAACTACGGCTATCTGGGTTTTCTAGTCAAAAACACGGGTAAGTGTTTGGTGCGCTTACTCGTTTCTATCATCAACCAAAATACAGAAATATGAATATACAGAAAGTATGGGATGCGTTTATCAAGGAAAATGATAATCCATCATTCGTAAAGATGGCATATGCCGTAGTAGAGCAGCTTGGCGGTGTTAATGAAGACACACTGCTTAATTCTCTCGATAGTTGCAGAAATGCAAATGACGGGTACACTGGATTCTGTTATCCTTATCAGACAAGCAAGTTCTGGAACGAGAACAAGAGTGCTATCATGGAGAATATGCACGAGCTTGCCGATGATTTGGGTGAAGACCTTATCACGATGATTAAGGGCTTCGGGAATTTCAAGGACGACAAATCTGTCACCTATGATGCTATCGGCAAGGCTCTGTATGCTCCTTTTAACGAGGGCGAGAGCAGATACATCTACGACACATTTGCAAAGTATGCACTGGAAGAGGTTGCGAATCGATTCCAGGACTGGTGGTACGGCCAGGACGAAAGTGAGTTCGATTAGCCAAACCAATCCTCACTCCCACGGGTGGGGATTTCTATTAACCAACAATTACAGAATTATGAGTGATTTAGAGAAAATCCTGAATGACGATTTGCTGAAGTGTAAAATCGTTGAGTCTGTAGAGAATCCTGTTAGGCGTGTGGACCTCATCAAGTGGACGCACGACAATACATACTCTATTGCAGAGGTACGCAAGGATACCGGTAAGCTAGAGGTCACAGACTTGAAAGCTGCCAGTGGTCTTGAAGCATACAAGCATTTCTTCAGAAATTATGGAGACATTGCCATATGTGGCTAAAACTCCCCACGATAATGTGGGGAACCATTATGAACCATTAAACAGATGAATTATGGAAAAGAATATTTGGGAATATGTTATGAACAGCAAGGGTGAGGTTATCGAGAAAGTAGCCGATTATATCGGTGTTGAAAGCTTCGCCAAGGTAATCGAGAGCCTATATCGTGAGTGTCTTGAGAATTTCGATGACGCAGATGATTTAGAAGAATACATTGCCGATTTATACGGAAAGAATATCCAGTCTCTTGCGTGGGAGTTTACTCTAGAGGCAAACAAGGAGATGAAGAAATATCTCCATAAGGATTCTCAGCATATGGATGGCAATTTCGCCAATCTGTACGAGGACTACCCTAAGCACAGAACAGGTGTTTGGCGGGCATCAGACTACGATGGCGACGATTACTACGATTTGTATCCTCAGATGGTAGTCAGACTTGATGCCGCAGAGGACAGCGAACAGGCTAACGAGGATAGAGAATATCTTGAAGAGTGGTATTTCGAAGCCTTCGGTACGTACAACATCAAGTACAATTTCGGCAATTACCTTGAAGAGGTTCACTCCATGATGGAGGAAGATTATGAGGAAGCCTAACAATATCCCCTAGCATGGGGGTATTCAATGTTAAACCATTTAAATGATTAGATTATGGAATTTAGAAAAGGAATTATCTACGCAGGACTTGTTCCTGTAGTAGGCGGCATGATGTGGGTTTCAATAACGCCAGACGCTTCAGATTCGGTTCATTTCTGGAAGAAGAAGCAGTGTGAGCAGTATATTCGCAAGAATTTCTCGGGAGAAGAGAAGAAATATCTCCTCTCTCAGCTGAAAGAAGAGAAAAGAAGAGCTAAGATATACTCATGGGCAAGACTTTAAAACATACGATCATGAAGCAGGTAATAGTAAGACTCAAGGGAGATTTCTACAGCATGAATACATATTGTAGTACTCTGAAGGAATTTTTAGAAAAGAGAAACCTGAAGCGCTCTGATGTTGCAGAGTGGTGGAAGGAGTAGCCTAACAAGGGGAGCTTGCATGCTCCTCTTCTATGAACCAAAATACAGAGAATTATGGAAAGAATTACATTTGTTGAAAAAGGCAGTAGAATAATCTACAGACTTGGCAGACGTATAGTATGCTACAGAGATGGTTACAGAGTTTATTTCGGTAAGCCATCAGATGTTACACACAACACGTTCGATGCACTATCAGAGAATATAGCACATGAGTATTGCCTGAAAGTTTGTGAGCATAAAAAGTGGGAGAAAGCAAAGTACAGCAAACCTGTCGCATACAACGCACACAGAGTATTGAACGCATTAGCCTAAAGATAGCCTCCGGGCTATCACTATAACCAATTAAATAAAGAGAATTATGACGAAAGAAGCAAAAAAGGTATTCGATAAGTTTTTCAATATCCATCGTGACAACGTTGCAGGTAAGACTATCTGCTTTATCTCACGTGGAGAGTGGTCTGATCCTCAGATTGCGTACAAGGGCTATCTCCTTAACTACTGGGATGTGCTAGAGCTGGCGTGTCCTGAAGATGCGCCGGATGATTACGAACCAGACGAAACAGAATGGTATGACGCTTGTGTGGATTCTCTATTCGGCTACACAGATTGCGGCTTAAAACCTGACAAGTTTGAGCCATCAGACGCTATGAGCGTGACAGATATCATTAACGGAGGGAGCAATCCCTCTGACATTATTAACCAAATTATTAAAGATTATGAAGAGATATTACGTATCAGTCACAGAACATTTGAACAAGGTAGTAAGTGTTGATGCTGAGAGTGAGAATGAAGCCGTACAGAAAGTGCAGGATGCCTATAATAATAGCGATATTATTCTCGACTCTGAAAATTTCGCAGGTGAGGTAATTGAGATTGAACCAGACCAGCAGTTCTGCTCTGATTATGATGATTCTTACGAGCACATCGACTAGCCAAACGGGGAGAGTAATCTCCCTACCAATAACCAAAACATCATAGATATGAAGAATTTAGGAATACAGGACATCTGTATGGTTAAGCACGGACTGGCTGCTTTGATAGCCAACGAGAAGGTCACTCTTAAAATCGCCATCAAGAAAGGCGACAAAGAGCAGATAGAAAGAAGTAACTCATATATTGATGAGGTAAATTCAGTTATCAAAAAACTAAACTCGTAGGAATTATGGGGAAAATCAAAGTAGGAATGAGAGTGTATTGTGACATACATTCTCAGTCAAAGGATCACATCGTGACTCACGTTTCAGAGAAAAGAGGATTCGCGGGAATTGATAACGAATACTGGTGGCCCATAGACCAGTGTTTCCCCTGCGATGAAATAACATTGCCTAAAAAGCGCAGCTAAGGACTGCGCGCAATAACCAATACAGTAGAATTATGACATACGACGAGATCATCAATGCAGTTGAGAATGGTGCAAAGTTCACAATCAACTTCCAGAAGAGAACATGTAGGGTGAATGGTAAGATAGTGATGTCCGAGGAAGATAAGCCGAAAGATACACCTTACCTGACACATGCAGTAGTTCTGTTCGCAATAGAACAGAGATATAAGGCATACAAGCATTCTGTGCCATCAGAGCGTTCCGAATCCCATCGCCGCTACTACTTCAAGGCTTTGCCAGAGAAAGAGCTCACAGACGAAGATATGATGTATGGTGAGCGACGGGAGGTAGCGAGATGCAAGCTAGAACTATACGTCCTTATGCAGCTGCTTAGAGGAAACCTTGCATGGGAGAACAGATGGGGAAGATGGTTCTGGAAGTCCGAGAACGACAAGGACCTGATTATCCTCAGAGACTGGGTTGAGCCAAACAAGGGTGGGGCGTAAGCCTCATCCACTAGAGTTAAATAAATTTTTAGTAACCAATTTAAAATAATTAGAATTATGAAGCAGATTGTAACAATCACTGGTGAGAACTTGAACATCGTAACTAACAATGTAGAGGCTACAGCAGCTACCGGTAAGAAGACCAAGGCGCAGATGCGACTCGAAGCTCTTAAGGCAGCAGGTGTTGATACTAGTAAATATTTCCCTCTCGGTGACGACCAGCTTATCAAAATCGAAAATGGCGCAGCAGTTCCTGTAGACATGGACGATGCAACCATCGATGCGGTAGGCAAGCAGATTGTCGAGGGTGGATACGTAAGTAACTGGAAGCTCTTCCGTCGTTGGGTGATGAGTCAGATGTTCCACATGTTGCGAGACATGGATAAGAACGGACGCACATTCAACGAGGTGTTGCAGCACAAGGGCTACGAGTATCAGTGGCGCATGTTGGAGAACGAGCTGTATGCTCAGATGAAGATGTGTGACCACAAGGACTACGAGAACACCAAGGCGAGAAATCGCTGGTTCAACGGCTGCGTAGCACACGATATGGCTATTGACTATATTAACAAGCTTCGCAGCTACATTGACGACAAGTGCATCTACACTACCAAGAAAGACAAGGATGGAAACGAGAAGAAGACATACAAGCATACCTGCAAGGGTAATCCTTATATCCGTCTTCAGAACGAGGACATTTTTGTCGCAGACTTGGAGAAAAAGGTCTATACTCCTCTCCGTAACCTTGCCAACAAAATGGGTGCTGCAACGACCTACAAGGAGCTCTACGATGCAGTTCGCGAGTTCAACAAGAACCGCAAGCATCTCGCATGGGATACCAAGCAGGCAGATGCATTCATTCATGCTTACAAAGGGTCTGGTTCCTACTACACGATGAGAAACCTCATCATGTTCCATGGAGCAAGATTCATGAAGAACGGACGAAAGATGTCAGAGGCTAATTCTCTGAAGGAACTTGAGTCTAAAGCCAAGCTCTACGATGAAGAGGGTTGGAAGATGCTCGGTGTACTCAAGCAGCTTATCAAGGACAATAATATAAGCGTACAGGGCAAGATTCTTGAATGGAAGAAAGCCAAGAGCGAGAACAAGTAATCATCAGTAAGACGTAAGGTTCGCCGCCTGAAGAATGGTGGCCCGGCAGCTATGTGTTTACAAGAGCTTCTTCAACGAAGGATCTCCTCCAGTCACTACTGGAGGTAATCCTTCGAGCTAAAGCTCTCTAGATCGAACTTATAGAGTAAGGCGCCAGCCGGGAGCCATTCTAGCCAAAAGTCGGTTACTTATTCGGTAACCGATTCAATGTTTAACCAAATAAAATGAGGAATTATGAAGAAAATCAAGAAGATAATCTATGTAGACAAGCTTACTCCAGCACCCCTTGACAACAAGAATGTCATGCTGGACTGGTGGGAAGAGAATATGTTCGACGACGGAAGCTACGCATTCTCAGGTAATACGTATCTAGGATTCATTGCCGGTGTTCCGGTAATGGCCACAGTCAAGAGCAATGTTGTCGAGCTGAAATGTATCCCGCAGCCCTACAGAAGCACGGACAAGCTTGATGATTTCGGAAATGCAGTCATAAAAAACTTGACTGAAGACGAATGTCACCTAACGACCTACATGGTTCCGGCGTACAAGCAGTACATAGATGACGAGCGTGAGGGAGACGCAAAACTACTAATATCGTTCTCCATCTACGAAGACGAAGCGACGATTTCATTCCATTGGAACATACCGAAAGATTAGCCAAACATGTCAGTCGTTAACAGCGGCTGACTACTCATATCATAACTAAATTTTGTTTAAATGGTTCAAAGCCGGTCTGTCGTGAGACACGCCGGTTTTTTGTTCCCAAAGTTTAACCAATTAAATTAGAATTATGAGTAGAAATTACTGGACATTAGGTAAGGAAGGAATGAAGACTCGTCTGTCAAAGGCACAGGCAGCTTATGAGAACGCAGTAGAGAACGTCAGCGACTTGCATGTCAAGATCAGTGATGGCAACACAAAATTGGGAGCTATCCCATCCGTGTCGCTCATCCCGGTCATGGATTGCGGTAACTGTGCAATATGCGCCAAGAGCTGCTACGACCTCCGCAACGACTTCATCTATAAAGAGGTTATCAAGACGAGAGCTATCAACTCTGCCATCCTCCACGAGGATCCTGAGCGATACTTCAAGGAGATTGACGGATATCTTGACTACAGATTCCCTCGTGCATTCCGATTCCACATCGGCGGCGACATACAGGACAAATGGCATCTTGATAAGATGTGCGAGATTGCTCGCAAGCATAAGGATACCAAGTTCCTGGCGTTCACGAAGATGTTCGATGTGTGTAACGAGTACCTTGATGAAGGAAACGTCATTCCTGAGAACATGCACATCCTATTCAGCGGATGGCTTGGTCTCAAGATGGATAACCGCCACGGATTTCCGGAGGCGCATCCTATCTTCGAGAGCGGAACGTCTGCTCCGGAAGGAACACGTCTATGTACCGGAAACTGCACAGAGTGTCTGAAGGAAGATAGGTTGTGCTGGTCTATCGGGAAAGGACAGGCGGTAGGATTCCTCGCACACTAGCCAAAATCCTCGTCAGGAATGACGGGGTACATTATGTCTAACCAATTAAAATTTTGAATTATGGCAACAGCAAGAAGAGGTACAAGAATGCTCAAAGCTTCTGACATCATGAAGAGAAAGGGCATTGTCCAGAAACAGATGGACATGGACAAGTTCAACGAGGTTGTAGAGAATTTCTTTATGACCCATGAGCCTAAGGAAACGATTCTCCTAACTCCGAAGAGATTCATCGAGATGGATAACCCGCCAGAGGGAGACTTCATTGACTATCTCGATGTCAGCGTTTGGGAGAAGAAGAGTGAGGACCCGGATGACCCGTTCGACTTCATAGACTATCAGTTCATGAAGAAGAACGGTATGCTCCGTCCTATCCTTATGGTGAACGAGCCTTTCATCGGCAATGCTGCCGGGTGGCTGAGAGATTTTTGTGGATTCACTGTGAAGAGCAGAACACGAAAGAAGAAGAAGGAATACATCGTGTCTCTGCCGGTGTAAAGCCGAACAAGGCGTGGAACAATCCGTTTCACGCTCCTAGTATTAACCAATTAAAATTTATGAATATGACTGATATTGAAAGAGTAAAGAGATTCGCATCCGAGAATGATTACCCAGGTGAGACATTGGACACAATCAACTGCTTCCGCAGACACAGTAAGACTCCAAAGGAAGACCTCGACAGCCTGGATAAGGCAACCGATGAGGACTGGCTAGGTCTTATAGATGAGTACGAGGGCAATGGAATCAACTGGAAGGGAGAGTTCTCGGACGTTAACGGAAACAGCGTAACGCTAGGCGACAAGGTTATGTGGAACAATCCGGATCCTGATGATTTCGCTAAGTGGTACGAGAATTTCAAGATATGCACCGTAGAAGATATATCAGGAGACCGAATATCACTCAAGGACGATGACGGAGATACGTTCGATGTAACCGAGGATGAATGTACTTTAGTTCGAAAGCCTGACTACAAGCTATATGAGGACGAGAAGTATCACTATGGAGTGTGTGGAATGCTCCAGGATATCGAGAATGCCCGCACAATGACGAGCTATATCCATGATGACGACCTCAGATGGAAGCTTGATGCTGCGTGCAGATGGTTCAAGGAACACATTGAGGCTGAGATTGCCAATCACATCGTAGAGAACCAGTAATCCAAACAAGCCTGCCAGGAACGGCGGGCATCAAGTTAAACCAAAATATTAAGATTATGGATAGAAAAGTATTGAAAGACAAGATTGATGAGTTGCGTTCAACAGCAAAGATGGAGCTTGCATGCACCATCCGTGAGATAATGAGAGAGCACGGAATCCTCAGCAAAGAGCTGAAGCATCCGGTTATGTGCAGCGACAAAATATTCGAAGCTGTCCTCATTGAAATTAATGACGAGGACACCTCCATCCCGGCTATCACGCTCCGTGTAATGAGCTACAAAAGAGTGGCGAAGAGAGTGTCCTCTACGGATTTCGAGATGGATATCGAGTCGCTCGCCCGTATTGCTTACGGGCTAAACGATGAGTTCGAAAGTTAATTTAGCGTTAAAAACGGCAAAGATGATGGTTTATATTATAAACTTTTCGTATCTTTGCCACTAGTAACCAAAATATTAGAATTATGACAGAAGAAATAAGAATCAAGACAAGAGATTGGGAGAGACTTCTGAGCTACACTCAGCAGCAGAAGTACAAGACTGCCATCAAGCAGGGTTGGTTCGCCAATTATCACAGCAACGCCTGGAGGCATGACACGTTCTATGGCGCATACATCTGGAAATACCCGAAGCTTATTAAGGTTGTAAGGATGTTCGAAGAGATGCTTGGACATAAGCCATTATGGGAAGACATCACCGACGACAATCTGCGCGACCTCTTCGAGAAGATCCAGGAGAACTACGCTCCTAACTCGGCAAGAACCGTATGCGCAACCATCAAGGCTGTGATACGTGAGAACGATGCTACCAGGGAAATTCCTAGTCCTACGTTCGGCAGAATACTTAGAGCGAAGGCTGTACCGGTCCAGTCTGTATATCTCTCTGATGAGGAGATAAACAGAATCATAAAGTACAACCCTCACGGGAAAACAAAAAGATATGTTCAGAGAATGTTTATCATGGAATGTCTCTGTGGCGCACGTTACAGCGACTGCCAGAGAATGACGGAAGAGAACATAGATGATACCGGACACTTCCTCGTCTATGTTACTCAGAAGACAAAGACCGAGGTAAGGGTTCCACTTCACAAGAAGCTCCGTAAGTTCCTCGTATGCGGTACTGGTGACGAGCCTCTTCCGGGTGAGATAGGTGAAAGGACGTTCAATAGAGCACTCCGCGAAATCTGTCGTGACTGCGGAATAGATACGAATACAAAGGTGTTCAAAGCTGGAAAGGAAGAGACAGGAAAGAAGTATCGGTTCGTATCATCCCATACGGGCAGACGCTCGTTCGCAACGAATCTCTCAAAGAAGGGAGTACCTCTTGAGCAGATTGCCGTCATGATGGGACATACCAGTAACGGTATGCCTAATATACAGATGACACAGCGCTACATTGTCGGTAAGACCGAGATTGACAGCAATACACTGAGATTGTTCGGCGTCTATGAAGAAGACCTCGATAATGGTCTAGATGAGGATTAAGCTAAAACTGGAGGTGGTTAGCTGCCATCTCCTGCCATTGTTTAACCAATTAAAATAATGAATATGGTAGAAGATTATACAGTAGAAGAGTTGAATAAACTCATCAATGAGTGCCGGAAGAAGTACGAAAAGCTAGAAAAGGAGACCGTTATGAAGGCTCTGACTGGTGAGATTGGCACGAACTCCGCAATGGTGGAAGAGTTGGAGATTCTCAACATCCACTATCACGATGAAATGGATGAGTACGACATCACTGCACCTGACCTGAATCCAGATCTTATCGAAAACTTCAAGAAGGCAGAGCGTGATGGCAAGAACGTCATCTTCGAGGCACAGGAATATCTTAAGATTCTGGGAATGTGCGAAGAGATGTTCAACCAGAAGATGTGGGTCAACGAAGATGGCCACATATGCGATGAAGAAGGTAATAGACTTTCCGCCGACAGAGAACATCGTGTTTTCGAAGTTGTTAAGTGCGGGAAATAAGATATTTCTAGTTTTTCATAGCTAGATTGTTTAAATGATTGTCCTCTCTTGCCCGTGAGGGTAGGAGGGGATTTTTTAAAACGGCCCCGATTAGCCAAAAATAGGGAGCTTCGGCTCCTGCAATTATTAACAAAGCCCTATCGCATCACGGTGAAGCGAAAAGAATATGAGACAAGGTTTTTATGAGTGCATCGAGCACAATCGCAAGAATAGAAAGAAGGCTATTGATGAAATGCCTTATGCGAGCAAAGTAGTCGCTGTTGTAGGTGGCTATATGGGTTTCGAGTCTTGGGATGATTACGAAATCTGGAAAAATCAAAAATAAGCAATTACATTCAGCCCTCGCTATCACGGTCAAAGCAATCTTATGATAACAACTAATATCAAATTCAACCGGGTTGTTGCAAAGGAAAATTTCAACAACAACAGTATCGAAGAACTGAAGAACGCTATTGAGAGAGGCATCCTTAGCGAAACAGGTCTGATTGTCGCAAGTGACATGAAAAAGGCAAAAGAAATATTGAACCCCGATGGTAGTCTTGAGATACAGAAGACCGTTGCAGGAGAAGCTATTGCCTTCCTCGCTGATGAGACCGCAGTGTCGGTAAGACTTATCCAATACAACCCTCATGGTCTTTTAAAATTCGTCTACACGATAAAAGCAACGGAAATCTGATGTAAAACAACCCTTTAGCCCTCGACATCACGGTAAAGTCAGTAAAATGGAAAATTGTCTTGAAAAAGTTGTAAAAGAGAATGGCAATATAAACTTAAACGAATTAAGTTGGAAGCAGGTCGTTGCACTCCTGAACGCCTGGAATTCCAGCTTCGCAAGAAATGAGAACACTTCGTTCTCGGAGATGGTGAAGCGATGTTATAAATCACGTCCATGGCACGAGAATGCGAATATTATCTATTTGCATCGAGATAACAAGAAAACTACCATCCTCCCTCACGCCTGTTATAACCTCGACGAGGCAGAGGAAAATATGATATTTAATTTGCTCAAAAAGCAATTAAAGTGAATCTCTACGGATGCAGTAGAACGAAAAAGCCCCGACCTAAGCCGGGGCTACCACAGACCATTACAGTCTGACATCTACGATAGTAGAAATTTGCTCTTTATGAGCGTTTAAATCCACAATTCCGAAGAATTGACCGTCAACGGAAGTTTATTTTTATTACTATTCCATAAAGGTTCGATTAAAGTCTTCCGAAGACATGTGCAAAGATAGTGGATCTATTTCAGAAAACAATATTTATTCAACAACAATTAACGAATTTAACTAATATGTACAAAGTCATAAGTACAGAACATCATTTTTATCCTCATGTCGTGCTAGAATTGCAGGATACCGCCACCAAAGAGACAAAGTGGTGGTGCTACGCTGACTTTCATGACGAGGACTTGTGCAAGGAGCTTGGGGTGAATGACCTTACCGGTTGTACCCTTGACAAACAGCCAAGTCACGGGACCTGGATATCCAAGGAGGATATAGGGCATCTGTAATCGTAGGTTCTCATACAACTAGCCGCTTATCACTTAACAGATAGGCGGCTATTTTATTAAGATAACCACCCAAAAAGCAACGAAAATCACACTTTTTTCTTAAACTACGTTAATTGTAAATATTCTGTACTTTAATGAATGTTTCAATCTACTGTTTTTACCTCGCTTGAAACCTTTAGCTATACCAGTATCTTTAAAACGTTTGTCCTCACTTTTTACTTTAATAAGTTCGGTTTATGGCATAAACGGAACTATTGCACGGAATAGAAAATCGTCGTATCTTTGCAGTGCTTGTTAGAAGTCACGCGCTAGCAAATAAATAAGTTTTATCTAGAAGTTGATTAGTTCAACTACAACGATATACCCTATCCAAAGTTTGGAGCGTGACCCAGACGGCGGATAGGGTTTTTCTTTACCCTATCTCAACGTTCCAAGCAAAAAAGACATACGAGGTTCAATCCGTGCAGTCCTCTTCGGAGTTATCGACCGATATATAAAACTGCTCTGTCAGATAAGTTACATTATGGTTGTGTAAATCCCGCAACGTGTCACCTCACGACGGGTGCCCATATCAGAAATGAGAAAGCCGACCATAACGAGCAAAGCGCTGTGGGTATCAGAAGACTTATGCTGGCTTTACAAGGAGTACGAACTACTATGGTATATTATATATATATTGTAGTTGATAAAAAATAAGGTTCGGCTCGCTTGGCTATCCCATTTATTCTTATGGGTATAGAGGTGTTGTATATGTAAATGAAGAAAAACGTTAAACATTAGTTCTATGGCAAGAATAACAAGAAACAAAGCTGCCGAGATACTGGGAGTATCAAGACAGACTATCAGCAACTACATCAAGGAAGGCATCCTTGGAAGCTACGTAGGCGAACACGGCATCCTGTATGTCAACAGCGAGGATATCGAGAAATATGCTCAGAAATACAAGATGATTGCAGCAAACGAGAAGATGATTGACGAGAAGCTCAAGGAAGTCGAGTATCGCAAGCGCGCAATCAACGTAGAGCTCACTGAACTGAGAGACAGAGCTACCGCAAACGGCAAGCTGGCTGCAAACGCCGTAGGCATGCTGTTCGGTGTAATCAACACAATGTCGCATCTTGGTGTATTACCGAATCTTACCTATCGTGAGTCCAATCTTCTCAAGGACATAATTAACGGAATGACCTATGACGAGCTGTCAATCAAGTACGGCGTGTCTGCAACGAGAATCAGGCAGATTATAGACAAGACTTGCAACAAGCTTACCTACAACGAGAATATTGTCATTGCTGAGCTCTCAACGAACAGAACCTTGCAGTATGAGGTTGAGCGCCTGAAGAAGGTAATCAAGTCGCTACAGGTAAGCTTCGACGAATACCGGCGCGCGAAAGGAGACAAGCCTGTCAGTAGCGCAGTTCTTCCTCCGCTGATCCTTTCTAGGGATATAAAGGAATGTGGCTTCTCTGTCCGCATTCTGAATGCACTCAAAGGCTTCGACGTATATACCGTAGGCGACTTGGTTCGTAATCTCCGGGGAAGGTCAGAGCTTATGAAACTCAGGACTCTCGGCAGGAAGAGCGTCTGGGCTATCCTTGACTTCGTTGAGGAAAACAATCTCGACTTCAAGGAGAACGGAGAGTCTGAGGAAGACTTCTATATCAGGCTCAATAACAAGTTGTCAAACCAAAAAGATTAAGTATATGAAAATAAGACTAAACAAGAGTGCTGGCCGTCTGGAAATCAGAACCAAGAAGAGGATAATAGCCTTCAGCTGTGATATTCTGAAAGGTTCTTATTACCTAGTCCCAACTGTAAGATTTGACGTCAGTAGGGCATATGGAGAGAAGAGCATCTGGTTATTCTTCCTAGGTGCTTTTGTGTTGATTGATATTTTTAAAATAAAAGACTAAGTATATTTTTTTAATTTTTAAACATTATGAGTGTAAAAAACATTATTTTGGCATCAGTACTCGCAATAGTAGTACTCGCCGCAGGTTCAGTTATCGGTTGTTATTTCCATTACAACAACCAGGAAATCTCACTTCGCCAGCAGTCAGAGGCTCAGCGTGGCAAGATTGAGGGTGTTCACGACAAGATGTGGAAGGTTCTTCAGCAGAAGGCACAGGTTACGGATGAGTACAAGTCCGCATTCGAATCCATCTATCCGAAACTTATCGAGGGCAGATATTCAAAGGGAGACGGCTCGCTTATGAAGTGGATCAAGGAAAGTAATCCTAACTTCGACGTTTCGCTATACAAGGACCTCATGCAGTCCATAGAGATTCAGCGCTCCGAGTTTCAGACATCACAGGAGAGGATGCTCGATATCATCCGTGAGCACGAGACGCTCGTGAAGACATATCCGGCGAAGTGGTTCGTATCTGATACCAAGCCTATCGAATACAAGGTTATCTCCTCATCCAAGACAAAGATGATCATGCAGCTTGGAGAGGATAACGACGTAGACCTGTTCAAGAAATAACAGCTTATGGAAATATTCATATTTCTAATCCCATTCGTGGTTGCTGCTTTCCTGTTGATTTTCTTCAGGAAGCAGACCACCTGGTGGGAATACGCAGTACTCATTGTTCCATCCATCCTCATAGGTATCCTCATGGAGTTCGTGTTCAAACAGTCAAATGCTGCTGACACGGAGTATCTCGGAAGCTACGTGACAAGAATCCGTCATTACGATGCCTGGAATGAGTACATACACCGCACGTGTACAAGGACCGTTGGAAGCGGAAAGAATCAACGTACGGAAACATACGATTGTTCGTACGTAGACAATCACCCTGAACGTTGGACTTATTTTGATGCCAGGAACAAGGAGGAATACTTTATGACCGACAACGAGTTCAATGTAGTCAGAAAGATTCTTGGAACCCAAAGCGTGTTTGTTGATATGCACAGGCACTACTACACCAAGGATGGTGATGCACAGGAATGGGCGTGGGATGGTTCCATTGAAAACTCATACGCATTATCCTCGGAGCATGATTACAAGAATAAAGTGAAAGCCTCACGTTCTATTTTCAAGTTTGAGGATATTGATTATCAGCAGGCACGCAAGCTTGGGCTGTTCGAGTATCCGGATATCGTTCTTTACGACCAGAATCCTGTTATCGGACTGAAGATTCCGAAGAATCAGGAGAAGGCGATGAGATGGCTGAACGGATACTATGGTGAGCGGAAGCAGTTTAGGGTGTTCGTCCTGTTCTTTACGAACAAGCCGGAAGAAATCGTTGAAAAGCAGCGCTCATACTGGCAGGGCGGCAACAAGAATGAGCTTGTCGTGTGCGTCGGTATTGACAAAAACAAGAATGTCAAGTGGTGCAACGCATTTTCATGGTGTGATAGCCCGGTCGTAGGCGTTAAGAGTAGAGACTGGTTTATGAGCAATCCTGTAAATCTCGAAAAGTACGCCGAGTATATCGGTCCGATTGTTGAAAAGGAATGGCATAGAAAGAACTTCGAGGATTTTGATTATCTTACCATCGAGCTTACCGACGGGCAGTACTGGGCTATCATTGTTCTCCTGCTGATATTCAATATTGTAATGAGCTCCTGGATTATTTCTAACGATTATAAAAACGATTTGTAGCGTATGAAAGAAAGATTAAAAATGATTTTCGACCGCATCGACATCTTTGTCGTGTGCATTGTCATCGGGCTATGCTTCTGTATTGTGGAAGCCTTTCTTGGAATCTGGGACGTGTTTGCTGACTGTTTTGTCATTACACTTCTTGCTACCGAAGTCTGCTACACTCTCCGCTGCAACGAGAAACTTCAAATAGAGCTGATTGAGACAAAGGAGAAGCTGAAGGAGGCGGAGAAAGAGTCGGATACTGCAATCCATCAGATCGTAAAGAAGAGTAGGATTATCCGATTCTACGTCTTACTGGAAATGTTGTGGAGGGAGAGATGGGCATGCGAACACGCAAAGGTTAATTACTGTAAGCACAGGATAACATTGAGACAACTTATCGATGCGATGAATCATTTCGATAAGAGGTGTGATGAGATTTCAAATAAAATCTCTGAGCTTACCAAGGATTTGAACGAATTCGATAAATAGATGCTTGTCATAAAACAACTTTCCCCACGTCATTTGCCGATGGCGTGGGGATTTTCTTTGTTAACCGTTCAGATAGTCGATGACTTTTCGGTTCGCCTCGTCAACTGCCCTGTTGTCGTATTTGACATAGATGGCTGTAACCGTCTTCTCCCATACGGAGTGGCCCAGTGCTCGACCGATTGTTTCGAGTGAAATACCTATCTCTGACGCAAACGTCGCCCAGCTATGCCTGTTGTAGTACGTTGACATCTTGCTGTCGATAGGGCGAGGTGATGCCTTTCTCAAATCCTTAGGATCCTTCGGGCCAATTCTTCTCAGCGTACGGTTCATATTGTTCGTGAAGTGGTCCACGTCGAAAGTTCCTGCATCTTCGAAGAACCTGAGCAGGTACTGCGGCTTTCTGCTGCGGTATCTGCTTATTATCTCCATAGCCTCTGGCTCCACCTTGATGTCGTACAATCTACCTGTCTTGTTTCGGTAGTAGCTTATCCTACCATTTCGTAAATCCTCCTTCTTTAGCGTCAGGAGGTCCGAAACATTGATACCTATGAGGTAAAACCCCAACATGAAGAAATCGCGGTACAGAGCCTGCTTGCCGTGTAATTTGGCATCCCTTAGTTCTCTCATCTGCTCCAGTGACAGGCAGCGCTTCCTTGTTTCCTCCTTTTTGAGCTTGATATAGTGGAACGGAAAGTTCTGCGTCTTACCATCATCGATGGCCTTCTTGAAGACTGCCTTGATGTGTGTTATGTCGTTCGAGATGCCGTTGGTCTTCCTTCCCTTATCCATCTCATGCCTGATGAACCCTTCAAGCCAGTCCTTGGTTATTGTATTGAAACTGCACTTACCGTCGTATGCCTCTACGCATCGGTAGGTTCTCTCATAGCTTCTCCTGGTATTCGGCCTCTCTCTTGTCTCAGCGAATGCCTTCATGAAACTGAGGAACGGAGACTTGTCTTCTTTCTTTGCTCCCGTACAAATCTCCTTCAGATGTTCCTTCATCATATCCGGCGACTCGTCATGATGGTCAAGGATATAGCTCTCACACTTGGCATACAGCTCCGCAAGTCTTCTCGTCTTCGCTTTTGCTGACTTGTCTGACTTCGGAAACATCATGCCGGTGAACTTCTCGGTTGTCTGCAACCCGGTGTAGACATAGAACCTCTTTGTCATGTGGGTTACTGAGAAAAATACCTTGTTTGTCTTTGACTCTACATATACCTTCATAGTGATGATTTCTTTTGTAATCCTTCAATCTACAGGTAAACCACACTTGCATATTACTTGCAAAAAGTGACCTCAAACTACCTTAAATTACCTTTTTGTGGCATTTTTATGTAAAATAAAAGGATTGTTATTTTACTACTATTGCTGATACACAGAGACTTACAGAGTTAGAATGCTCAATTTTGTACTGTAATCATTCCTTTTTATTATTCTGTACTTTTATTTTTGTTTTTTCTTTACTACTATTAATGCCTTGAAAGAATCGAGTTGTTAGTCTAGACTTTTCAAGAAACGCTCACCCTGCGGAGTACGAAGCCAAATGGCAAACCCCAGTGCAGGTACCAATATAATGGAAAATATAATTGTTAAACCTTCTCCCATGATTCTACTTTTTAATTAATACCTTATTAGCAATATATGCAAAAAGCCAAGTAAGGAATAAACCAATAATTATACTGGTAATATTGAAGATCTTTAATTCGCCATCAGCATATATCGTGACGGCATTACCTGCAACCATGACCAAGAAACATGTCTTGGCAAGGTCGTAGAAAAACTTTCCGAGACATTCTCGGGCAGTTTTGTTTCTTTCTTTATCTTCTCTTTGCGTCATTGCAATTTCTGTTATTCAGCTGCAAAATTACAAAAAAATATTTGAAACACAATGATTTATTGGCAAAAGTTACTAATTTTTAGTTAAAAACATGGTGGCTTTTTGTTATTTTGCAGAAAAGTCTTACTTTTGTAGGCTGAAACGGAGAAAATGCAGCATTGATTCTGTGTTTTTCATGTAAAGAAAATGATATTGATAACAATATGAGACAACAAAATAGAAAAGGAAATTTTAATAAGCATACCAATAATGCTTATGGCTACGGAAACCCTAATGAATATGAGCATTACAAGGTAGAAAAACCTGCTCCGTTGCTGGAATGGCTGATGGAGAATGTGAAGGGACCTAGCAAGACTAAGGTGAAGCAGACTCTGCAGGGTAGGGGAATCAAGGTAAATGGCAAAACTATTACCCAGTTTGACTATGTCCTGAAGCCGGGTATGAAGGTGAGTGTGAGCAAGACAAAGAAGAATCAGGAGGTATTTAAAAGCAGATACCTTAAGATTGTTTATGAAGACAGATATCTGATTGTTGTCGAGAAAAACATTGGTATCTTGAGTATGGCAGCCGGTCATTCTACTCTGAATGTAAAAACGGTGCTTGATGATTATTTTCATAAGACTCGCCAGAACTGCCAGGCGCATGTAGTACACCGACTTGACCGTGATACTTCGGGCTTGATGATTTATGCCAAGGATAAGCAGACGGAACTGGCTTTGGAGGATGATTGGCATCATAATGTGTACGACCGCAGATATGTAGCTCTGGTTTCCGGAGAAATGGAAGAAGATGAAGGTACTGTTGCTAACTGGCTGAAAGATAACAAGGCTTACATTACTTACAGCAGTGATACGGATAATGGCGGCAAGTATGCTGTTACCCATTTCCATACATTAGAGCGTACCACCGCTCATTCTCTGGTGGAGTTCAAACTCGAAACGGGCCGTAAGAATCAGATTCGTGTTCATACAGCCGATATGGGGCATCCGGTGTGTGGTGACATCAAGTATGGTAATGGTGATGATCCATGCCAGCGCTTGTGCCTGCATGCCTATGTGCTGTGTTTCTATCATCCCGTAACGCATCAGCCTATGGAATTTGAAACTCCGATACCGGCTGAATTCCGCAGGGCATTAAAGAATGATCGTTAA